CAACCAACACCGGAAACTACTCGGCAGCAACCAACACCGGATACCGATCGGCAGCCCAAGTTAGCGGTAAAGATTCTATTGCTATAGTGACTGGTAAGGATAGTAAAGCAAAAGGATCTATCGGATGTTGGATAGTCCTTACAGAAAGAGGTGATTGGAACGGCAATACATACCCAATCAAGGAGGTAAAAGCCGTAAAAGTTGATGGTGGCTTAATAAAGCCAGATACTTATTATAAACTAGATAATGGAGAAATTATCCCATGTGAATAATTATAATCCCGGTGTCCGTTGGTTCGGTATCCGGGAACTATTTTAACCACTTTAAATGATATAAGATATGAATTTAGAAAATTATGAAGTACTTCCCGTTGAAGTTCAAAACGTACAAGTCGTACAAGTTGATGCCGTAGAACGTGCGAATGTAGATTCGCAAGTGGCAACAGCCAAACGTTATCCGCGTGATATAAGACGTAGTATAGATAATTCGGTTGTAATGGCTACTATGAATCAAGAAACGGCTCAATCATGTAGCTATGCCCTTCCTCGTGGTGGTAGACCTATTACCGGCCCATCTGTTCATCTAGCTAAAATAATAGTATCTAATTGGGGCAATATGCGCACAGAAGCTAAAGTCGTACAAATAACAGATAAGCAAGTCATCAGTCGTGGGACATGTTGGGATCTGGAAACTAATGTCGCTTCTGCATTTGAGGTTAGACGTAGTATCATCGGTAAAAATGGACAACGATTCTCTGATGACATGATTACAGTTACAGGTAATGCCGCAAATTCAATCGCTTACCGTAATGCCGTATTTGCTGTTATTCCTAAAGCTATAACAGATAGAATATACTACGCAGCGCAAAAGTTTATAACCGGTGATTTGTCCGACTCCGACAAACTTTTAAAGGTAAGAACAGGAATCCTGAATAATTTCAAAAACAACTATGGCATAACCGAAGAAGAAGTTGTAAAGATGTGCGGGAAGCAAACTGTTAATCAAATCGGTGCTGACGAAATATCTATGCTAATGGGGACTATACAGGCATTGAAAGACGAAGATACGACGATAGACGAACTAATGAAACCAATACGTGAAAGCAAAGAGGCTATAAACAATAAGATTGCTGATATTGCGGCAAAAGCTGCCGGAGCTGAGGAAGATAAAAAAGATTAACTTAAAATATTACCATAATGGAAGCTCAACATTCTTTAGAATGGTATCGCAAACGGTTGGGTAAAGTCACCGGTTCACGTGTCGGTGACTTGATGAAACCCGGTAAGAAGAAAGAGGATTTGTTTGGAGATACCGCAAAATCCTATATATACCAACTGGCAGCCGAAAGAAGAATGAACCCATGTATCGTCAATGATGATAATTTGTTTGAGAAATACCTTTTCCAGGTCGGAATTTCATCAAAAGCTATTGAGTGGGGAAAAGCACAGGAAGCCGACGCTCGCAATTTATATAACAGAATGAAAGGTAATAATATGGTTGAGACAGGCCTTTGCATTCATCCTAGTATTCCCTTCTTTGGTTCTTCCCCTGATGGCTTCTGTTGTAATGATAACGGTGAAAAAGGTGTTTTGGAAATCAAATGCCCCAACCAAAATATATTTATGAAATATAAAGAAGAAGTGAAAGACAATGTCGGGCTACTTCTTGCTAAACCTGAATATTTCTACCAGTGCCAGTCTCACATGATGGTGACCGGAGCTGAATGGTGCGACTTTGTAGTTTATTGTCCTTTCCAAAGCAGACCTATTCACATCGTGAGAATCTTTCCGGATTATATGAATTTCAAGCTCATAGAGAAGCGAATTCTGATGGCTAATGAAATGATTGAAAAAATGACAGCGTAGCTTATGGATAAAGAAATTAGCGAAATAAACGATTACTTGAATATTACCTGTTCGAATAATCCGATAGAGATTCAAGAAAGAATATCAGTCATAATGGTGTATTTGAACCGATCCGGTGAAATGCTTGCGGATGCAAAGAAGCTGCTTCGGAAAAAGAAATCTACAGAGATAAGTAATACTATCATCTCAATAGCAAAAGAGCAATGCTTATCAGCTAAAGTGCAAAATGCATTGCTTGACAGCATAGCAGAAGACGAAGCATATTTAGTTGATCGGCTTGACCGGCTTAATGCCGCTTGCACACATCAATTAGATGCCTTACGCACTTTGTTGAGCTACGAGAAGGAGGCTATGAGATTAAATAAAACGGGATATTAGGAAATACTATTCCAAATAGATGTTATTTGGAAGTTTTGAAATAAAAGTTATGCGAAATGCGTAGAACTAAAGTAATCCATGTCTACCTGATCTTCGAAAAGCGGAACTATTACTTCAGCTCGGTAACGGGTATATTTCGCCATTTATCCGAGGATCAGATAGGAATTAAGCAAAGTACATTATCTCACAATACGGAGAATACTATCGTCACAGGTAGGGCTATAATCCGCAAGAGTGAGCTATTGAGATAGCTTTGTTAACCTTTTTACCCCAGCCTGCTTGTCTGTGAAGATTGGCGGGCGAACATGGGACAAAATGGTCATAGGGCGCTAAGACTAAATGAACGGAAATTCTAAGTGTACATAAGAATGGATGTCATCAAGACCGGTGCTGTTAGTAACAGGTTGAGTAGTTTAAAGATCGTAGGATAGCCAATCTACGGACGAAAGCGAGAAAGCAGACGATACTTGTGCAGGTTCGACTCCTGCTTGTCCCACATGAAAATAACAATCACCAAGCAAGAATACCAGACGATAGTCCGGTGCTTGAAAACGTCAGAAATCCTCATTCGGGGATATAATTTGAGAGATGAAGATATGATTCGTAAAACTAGAAAGAAACTCCAAAGGAGTAAGGAGAAAGGTTGATATGACATTCGAAGAAATGAAAGCCCAGTATTGCGGCAAAAATATCCGCAAAAAGCCAAAATACGAAGAGGATGGTTTGCAAAGAGCTTGTGTTTGCTGGTTCGATTTACAATATCCTCAATATAGGCTAAGGTTGCATCATTCTCCTAATGGCGGTAAACGGAATGCTATCGAAGCTGCAAAGTTTAAACAGATGGGAGTACGTGCCGGTTTCCCTGACTTACTTATGTTGATCCCTAACAAGTATTATCCTTTTATGGGGATTGAATTAAAAACTAAAACAGGAAGGCAAAGCGATCACCAAAAAGCCTATCAAAAGGAATTTGATAGTATAGGAGCGAAGTATGTTGTCTGCCGGTCGTTGGATGAGTTCATTAAAGTTGTGGATGATTATTTAGCAGAAAAATAAGATTTTCATTTGGTATTTTGAAATTTGAGCGTATCTTTGCGGTGTACTTCGCCAAAGTATGACATATTGTAGTTTGATAGATGGCATTTTTATGCTGTTTTGACTGCTATATATTCTGCAAAGATATAAGCCGTTAGTTTCCCTCACGGGCTGCTATCATTCTATGATGTAGTCGTACTTTGGCGAGTAAAAGGGAGCTGACGGCTTTCTTATTTTTACAAACTCAAATTTCATTCGTGAATGCCAAAGTACAATGAGATCAGAGTTAAGGCGAATAATAGTAACCATAAGTCTGCGTTAGTTGCTAACGTAAAAGCAACATCCGTACTATTAATGTTAGTCCTCACTTTCATTAATCCCTTCTTATTTGTCGTACCGTTTATCGTGTGTTTTCTTTCAGCAAAGAAAGGAGGTTTGCTATGATACCCAACAAGCAATACGATCTTTCAGAGCTGAATAAGTTCTTCAATGAAGTAGGAACTCCTAAACAAATCGCTTCTGAGCTAGTAAATCTTCTATTTAATTACGCTTCTTGCGTTGACGAAGACAATCTAGAAGTTTTTAAAGCAGATGTAGGGACGATATACGTGTTATACAACGAGTTAACGAAAATAGAAGAATAATCTAAAAATGGCGGAATGAAATACTTCCGCCTATATCGCTATTGTCTAACATTTAATCATGACAATATGAAATCAATTAAAGAAGTAATTAAGGAGATAGAGCACATTCCGAAATGCCCTAGAAGTGGAGAAATTAACCTTTACTACCTAATAAAATTACATATCAAAAAGGGAGGTAAGGCAGCATGAGAGATAGTTTTATTTTCTACAGAAGTTTTTACGAGGCAATCAAAGATTTGCCGAGAGATATTCAGGGTGAGATTTACACGGCTATAATGGAGTATAGCCTATATGGTAAGGAAACTGATAATCTAAAGCCGGTTGCTCGTAGTATCTTCACATTGATAAAACCTCAAATTGATGTGAATAACAAACGATTTGATAATGGTTGTAAAGGTGGTCGACCTTTAAAGAAAGAAACCAAAGAAAAACCAAGCAATAACCAAAAAGAAACCAAAGAAAAACCTAATAAGAATTATAATGTAAATGATAATAATAATGATAATAAAGAATCTACTAACGTAGATAAGAAAGAAAGACCTCCTAAATCCGATTATGAACGATTCAATGAATGGCTCAAAGAACATACACCTAATATTCTTAAACTTCAAAGACAAATAACCGAAGAGGAATTTCTCAAATTAAAAAAGAAGTATTCATATGATCAGATAGTAGATATACTTCAAAGTATGGAAAATTACAAGGATGCTCCTAAAAAGTATACCAGTGTATATCTGACATTTCTAAAATGGGCAAAGAAAGAATATGGAAGTTAACATACAATTACGTGATGAAGATGCCGAAAAGTTAGTTCTCGGTACGATAATATCAAGAAGAGACGCATTGGAGGAAGTTAGAGAATTGCTAAGTAATGAATGCTTTTATAATTCATTTCATCAAGACATATACAAGGCTATTATTCAAATAGCATCTACCGGAGACAGACCGGATATGATTACTGTCAAGAATAAACTTGTAGCCAATGGCGTAGAGTTTGAATTGGTTGCATTTATGACTTTGGCGTCCAATATGACATTTGATTTACAGCAATATGCAGCACGACTTCATGATCTAGCTATCAGGCGAAAGTTTTATGAAATTGGGCAATATCTTGTCTCAAACTCATATACTGAATCTGAGGATATATTGGATGTGACCAATACTGTATCTGATCAGTTGTCATCGTTGTTCAAATCAAGTAGTAGTGTAATATCTACGATTAATGAAGGTCTTGAAAATGTATATCACATGATAAATGAGAATTTATCTGGAAGTAAGCCGCTAACTGGCACTCCTACCGGATTTGATAAAATAGATAATAAGTCGGGAGGATTGCAAAAATCAGACTTGATCATCATTGCAGGAGAGACGTCACAAGGAAAGACTTCGCTAGCGGTGTCTATAATGCGGAATGCGGCATGTTTAGGCACAAAGATAGCCATGTATTCGATGGAGATGAAAAAAGAGCAAATAACGGCTCGTATTCTTTCAATGGAAAGTGGAGTTCCAGCGAATGAGATCATGTATTCCCGATTGTCCGAGTCACAATTGCAATCTGTAGACAAAGGAATTGGTAAAGTTTCTGGTAAGGGAATATATTTCGATGACCGTAGTACCTCTAACATAGATACAATCCTTTCATCTATTCGGTATATGAAGTTAAAATTCGGGATAGACGGTGCTATTGTTGATTACTTGCAGATTCTTAATGTAAACATGAAGGGAGCTAATAAAGAGCAGCAGATGGGAGATGTAGCACGACGACTGAAGAATCTTGCTAAAGAGCTTGATATTTGGATTATTGCTTTATCTCAATTGAACAGGGATAATATGAATCCGGTCCCATCTCTTGCAAGGTTACGTGATAGCGGGCAGATAGCAGAAGCCGCAGATGTTGTTATGTTAGTCTACCGCCCTGAAGTAAAAGGTAAATCATATCCGGGAGATTTTTCTAGTGTAGATACAAGAGGAACGGCAATGATAGACATAGCTAAAGGGCGCAATATAGGCTTACTTAAGTTTATTTGTGGTTTTAATGCTTGTACTACATGCTTTTATGAATTGGAAAGCGTACCTGTTTTAAGTTACAACATAAGCAACGAGGAAGATGGTCCAGCTTTTTAACGTCATAGAACTAAAAGGATCGTCCCGGAGATGATACTGCTCGGTCAATTTCAGGGGACATGTTTTTTAGAAAGTAATAATTCAAAATTGTTTAGAAATGAATAAAAAGGAGCAGCAAGCAATCGACTTTCTTCGCAGCATGGAACGTGACGATCCGATGTGTTTAGGCTTTTCTGGAGGCAAAGATAGTGTTGTAATTCTTGACCTTGCAGAGCGTTCCGGTATAAAGTATAATGCGTCTTACGCAAATACGACGGTTGATCCACCTGGCACAATCAGTTTTATAAAGAAGAACTATTCACAGGTTCAGATACTTCATCCAAAGAAATCATTCTTTCAGTTGGTTGAAAGCAAAGGACTACCCGGCAGAATGAGGCGTTTTTGCTGTGAAAAATTGAAGGAGCAATATGGTATCGGTCAGCGTACAATTGAGGGAATGAGGGCAGAAGAAAGCCAATCACGGGCATTATATGAGCCGGAACAATGTGATGTACGTAAATGGATGAAAGGCGCGAAGCATATTCTTCCTATTCTAACATGGTCAGAAGTTGATGTTTGGAAATATATCCGGAAATACGGGCTTCCATATTCCAAGTATTACGATGCGCCTTACAATCTCTCCCGTCATGGTTGCGTTGGTTGCCCCCTTGCTGGATGCAAGCAGATGCGGACTGAATTTAAGATGTTTCCTGGCTATGCAAAGCGTATGATTGTCGCCATTGAACGAAACATGAACAACAAGCCTAATAATGCTCTTGCTAAGAATTTCAGTGATCAGTATGAAGCCTTTTACTTTTATATAAATGAAATGTCGATGCAGGATGTTAGACGTTTGAAAAAAGGACTTTTTCACTTTAATGCGAAAGAGGTTATACAGAAAGAAATTTTAAATCGAATAGAGTAAAACAAGAAAGATATGAGCAAAATCCAATTACACAAGTCCATTCAGCATATTACAACGACTAATGGCAAATTGAGTGATAAGACAATAAAGTTAATCAATAAAATGGCAAAGAAAGCGTATGGAAGTAAATGATATAATGCAGCATATCGATGAATTGCTGCAAAACTACTCAAATAAAGAGTGTGCGGAGATTTTAAAAGAGGTAGTAAGTGAATGTCAGTCACGCATTGAGAATTGTGATGAAGGTGTTTACACTAATTCATAACAAGATAGATATGAGTAAAAACATAAGAAATGAAAGCAATAACAATAAAGCAACCGTGGGCATCCTTGATAGTCCACGGTATCAAGGATATTGAGAACCGGAGTTGGCGAACAGATTTCCGTGGACGTGTACTGATACATTCAAGCGCAAAGGGTGATATTGCTAAATTTGGATGTTTACAGCCGAATCAAAGATTAAAGGTGCTTAATACACCTATGGGTCGTATAGGCTTCAACGATCTTCCTTTTGGCTCCATCATCGGTAGTGTGGAGATTGTAGACTGTGTGCAAAACCATCCCTCAATATGGGCGGATAAAGGTATATATAACTGGGTATTGGCTAATCCTGTGTTATTCAAAAAGCCTATTCCGGCAAAAGGGAGACTATCATTTTGGGAATATGACAATCTATCAGAGGATGCAAGGAATGTTGTTGATGATGTGATTAAGAAACTTAAATCTAACGAATAACTAAATGCAGATTGAGGACCTACACATAGGCATGACCGTAGTAGAGCTGCTACCGTCACCGCAAGGAGTGAGAGAAACGATTCCTATGCAAGTAACCGCTATCTTCCAGGATGGTACTGTTTATCTAGATTTTGAAGGTAACGAAGGAGATGTATGGGAAGCGAATATAAAGGACTTAAAAGCGATAAGCGAGTAAAATGATCTAAGTATGACTCGGAACCAATTTATTCATTACGCCTATAGACATAGTGAGATTATCATCTACCACCAAAAGCATCCAGAAGTAGATGTTGAGTGCATGTTGATTGGGGTAGATTTTGATAATGAGCTATTTCATCTTGTTCCAATTGATCAGTATTTGTATGAGGATAGATCGTATTGGCTTCCTTATACATCGTGCGACAAACAGTTTAAGAAGCCTAAGATGAAAGTAGTAAGGAGTGATAGAACAATAGTAACAAAATAATTAAAAAGAATAACTATGGGATTTACGACACCAGCGTTTATACGTAAAAACACACTGGAGCTTCGTAAGAAGTTGGAGAGGTTGGGGTATTATTTGCATCCTGAATGTATTGACGATGATAGAGGAAATTATCTATTTGTAAATAGAGAATATTACTTAAACAGACCTTTAGGATATTCGGAAGAGCTATCTCGTTCTATTGATTGCGGAACCAATGAGGATTTGTTTCTCGCCATTGCCGCATTGAGGGATGATACAAGTGCAAACCAATACTGGGTATTTGATCAAGATTTTCTACCCCATTACAAAAAAGGAGATTTCACAATAGGGCATTTTAACAGGTGTTCATGCTATTGTCATGTAGCCTCTGTAAAAGAGCTAATAGAACACTTTAAATAAAAGGAGGTGAATCATGGATAGCGTACAGACACAAACCTTTTCTATCAGAGGGAATGACGATGCTATGGCATATATTGATTTTTGTGATGGGGATTTATGCGTTTCTGTTGTAGTAGAAGGCAAGCAGGCGGATTTTCACTTTGAGCCTGTTACTTTGAAGATGTTTGCCTATGCTTATAAGTTACATTGTGAAGAACTAAAGAAAGGAAAATAGCAATGAGTGAAGAAGAAATGCGGAATATAATCAAGGAACAGTTGAAACAACTAAGTAAAGAAGAGTTGATTGATACTCTTACTGATATTCGTATGGCAAATCCTATATTTAGAATTGCAAACGCTTTGAGTAGTTTACAGTGTACAAATATGAAAGATTCTATAGATGGCATACAACGAGTAAATGAGAGTTTTGATCCATTTCAGCAAATATTAGGAAAAGAAGAATAATTATGAAAATAGATACAGAGTTTAATGTAGGCGATAATGTTTGCTATCTAAGTGGAGACAATATCTGTTATTCCACTGTAAGCAAAATAACTATTGAAATATCCTATACAGATCGTAGTTTTTTTATGGTATACAAGCTCTCTGACGGTTTAAGTGTACCAAGAAACAATTATCCACTTTGGGATAAAATACTTTTTAGAGACAAGAAAAGTTTAATAGAATATTTGGAAAGTAAGGAGTGATAATTATGGACGAAAAATTTGTATCATTGGATACTCTTAAATCGCTTACAGAGAAAGGATTCAGTAGTTATCATTACCCTACTCAGTCTGTCGCTCAAAAGTGGCTACGTGAAACCAAGAATATGCATATAGCCATCGTTAGAAATGCTTGCGGTTATGGTTATGATATATGCAAGGCTGATAATGGTACTCATATAGCTGATGGTGTATTCGACGGTCCTAACGATGGTGGTCAATGGGATACTTATGAAGAGGCATTGGAAGCTGGAATGCAGAAAGCGTTAAAAATAACGGAGGTATAAAATGAATCGTACAATAAAATTCAGAGGGAAAAGCATATACGGCGAAGACTGGCTGTATGGCTTTCTTGTTAAGATCGAAAAGGATAGATATGCCGTCATTCCACCCTTAAATGATATCGACATAGGGAAAAGCATCAGTATGTATGAGGTTTGTACTGAAACCATAGGTCAGTTCACCGGCTTGTATGACAAGAACGGAAAGGAGATCTATGAAGGAGACATTGTAGAACGTATTACCCCTAAAAATCCCAATTTCGGATTTATTGGCAATGTCGTATTTGATAAAAACATTGCTCTTTTCTGTGTTGAGCATAATAAATTTGGTTCTAATTCACGCACACCATTTGTCATGCCAGACGATTGGATGGATGAATATTCAAATAAGCTAAAATGTGAATTTGAAATTAAAGGCAACATCTACGATCACCCGGAATTAATCAAGGAGGAATAAAATGGAAAAGTACTACTATTATGCCTTTCGTTGCAAGGGTAGATTTGGATCTGGAATTCGTTGTGAAAATAACGGCTGTTTCAGCCTGGCAGAAATACATAAGTTACTTCTGAAAAACTATAAAGAACGATGTATAGTTACTTTTTGGAAGGAAATAACTTATGAAGAGTATATGAAAATGAGTTATTATTTAGAAGAGGAAGGATGATAAAATGAAAGACTATCAATTTGAAGAGATAACATTTTGGCTGTCATTTATATCTTGTTTGATATCTTACCATCTGGGAATAGAATGGTTGACAGGAATTCTTGTAATTGTGACAGCATTAAATCTATTCTGGTCAATAGTGACTGCTTGGGAAGATGTGAAGTATAATCGAAATAATCAAAGTAAAAACGAAAGCAATAATAGGAAGGAGGAATCATGAAGAAGATAATGTTTAACGATAAATTTTCTCTAACACAAGCTGTATTAGAAGGTCGGAAGACTATGACGAGAAGAATAGTTACTTATCCTTTAAAGTTTAGAGGTGTAAACGTTGCAGGATATTTTGTATGTAATAGACCTTCTGGTGAAGTCACTGAAATATGTATGTATGACGAAGATGAACGTATGATTGATGGCGGACAAATTCTCCCCAAATATAAAGTTGGCGAAGTAGTTGCCATTGCACAAAGCTACAAGGATTTAGGGTATGATCCAGACTCATTAGATAGAGATCCCAAAGACTTAGGTATTCGTGGTTTTATGAAACATTCCGCAGGCTGGAATAACAAGATGTTTGTTTCGGCTGCTGCTTGTAAGAAACATATCAGAATCACCGGAGTCAAGTGCGAACGCCTACAGGACATATCGGAAGCGGACTGTTTGAAAGAAGGGATTATAAAATATACTAAAGACGGAACAGTTTTTAAATATGATTTATCAGACAGATTTGAGATGTTTAGTTGGCAAGATATGAAAAGAAGTCCTAGAGAAGCCTTTTCTGCCCTGATAGATAAAGTCTCAGGCAAAGGCGCTTGGGAATGCAATCCGTTCGTGTGGGCTTATGAATTTGAATTAATAGACTAAGATTATGAACCAAGAAATAGACAACAACCTTCTAGCTGATTGCTTTAAAGTAGCAATGAATGTGGAATATATAAGCAACAGCAGGGAACTTAAGATGTATGCCTATGCACTGTACAATGCATGTGTATGGGGAAGAAGGACAAAATAAAAAGAGGACCACCCGAACCACCAGATAAGTCCTCTTTCCTCAATTCATAGTACAAATATACTATTAACTTTAAATAAATGTGCTATGTTTTCAGAAATTTCAGAATTAAAATCAATAAGAGAGCAGAAATCAAGATTGTCGGAAAGAGAATCTGAATTATCTGCTCCTATCGTGTCTGATCTGGACTATATCCCATCCATATATAAGTGGTTTTGTGAAATAAACAACTTAAGGGATTGTCCGGGATACAAAGACAGTGTTCATAACAGAAAAAAGTTCATATTCATCATTTTATTCCTGTATGCTCCTAGTGTTCTAGCAGGGGGGAGAATGCCTAGGGGGCTTCGGGATAAGATTGCAGAATCGGTAAATATCAGCGATAAGACATTTATTTCCCACAATATTGAAACTGTGGTCGTTCTCTACAATAATTATAAAGGGTTTCGGAAGGATATAGAGTATATTTACAGTGAAATTGTATCTCATCTAAGAGATGAGGGTTTAATTTTTAATAAATAGAGATGGCAGCACCAAAAGGAAATCAATTTTGGAAGTTAAGAAGCAAGCATGGGCGTGACATGTTATTTGCCACCCCTGATTTGTTATGGGAGGCTGCTTGTGAATATTTTGAGTGGTGCGATAAGAACCCTTGGAGAGTTGTTAAGAATAAAACAAAAGGAAAGACAAAGGAAAAGGAGGAATCGCCTACACAGCGGCCATATACACTTAGTGGTCTAATGTTATATTGTGATGCTAGTGAAACTTTCTGGAGGGAATTTAAGAAAGCTAATCATGAAGATTTTTTGTCGGTCATTGCACGTATAGAATCTGTAATAGAAACTCAGCAGTTGGAAGGGGCTACTGTAGGAGCTTTTAATGCTAATATAATAGCTCGCAAATTAGGTCTTGCTGAAAAACAAGAAAGTACATTGAATGTAAAAGGAAGTATCCCTGTTCAAGAGTGGATAAAAGCTAGATCAAAAAAGAAATGATAGTGTTTAACATTAAAACTCAAGAAGTCTATAATCCGTTGTATAATAACACGGATAAATTAATAACTCTCATAACCGGTGGTCGTGGAAGTGCTAAAAGTTTTAATGTTGGTACGTTTATAGAAAGGCTTTCATTCGAATCTGGGCATAAGATGCTGTACAGCCGATACACAATGACTTCAGCAGATATATCGGTCATTCCTGAATTTCAAGAAAAGATAGATTTAGAGGGAACTAATGATTTCTTTGATATAACTAAAAAAGACATTATCAATACCTTTTCAGATAGTGTAATTATGTTTAGGGGTATCAGGACATCTTCAGGAAATCAAACGGCAAAGTTAAAATCCATACAGGGGCTTACTACTTTTGTGTGTGACGAAGCAGAGGAATGGAATTCAGAAGAGGACTTTGATAAATTAGTTCTCTCAATAAGGCAAAAAGGGATTCAAAATAGAGTGATTATTATTATGAACCCGACAGATTCGAATCACTTTATTTATAAGAAATACATTGAAAAAACGCACAAATTGATAGAGATCGACGGTGTACAAGTTCAGATTTCCACTCATCCTAATGTTCTTCATATTCATACTACTTATTTAGACAACATAGAGAACCTTTCTCCTCAGTTTATTCAAGAGATGGAACGTATGAAAGAAGAAGAGCCGGAGAAATATGCCCATGTAGCTATTGGAAGATGGTCTGATGTTGCGGAAGGTGCAATATTTAAACGATTTGAGATTGTAGATTCTATACCCGATTATGCTAAGAAGAGAGGTGTTGGATTAGATTTTGGATATTCAAATGACCCTTCCGCGGCTATTGAATGTGCGCTTATTGATAATGACCTATATCTTGATGAATTGTTTTACAGGACCCGGATGCTATCTGGGGACATTTCGGATTCTCTTAAGCCATTTAGGCTAAAAGTAATATCGGAAAGTGCAGACCCAAGATTAATACAAGAAATATCAAACTCAGGCATTCTTATTTATCCGGTAGATAAGTCAAATATAAACTCTAAAAGTTCAATTCTAGCAGGCATAGATAAAATGTTAGAATTAAACTTGAAAGTAACTAGAAGGTCTTATAATCTTTTATATGAGTTAAGGAAATATACATGGGATAAGGATAAGGATGGTAATTATATAAATAAACCAATTGATAAGTATAATCATGCACTTGATGCTGCAAGATATTGGGTATTGGGGGAAGTATTAGGAAGAATATTAAAACCAAAACAATACAATAAAGACGATTTAGGACTATATTAAAATAAAAGATATGAATTATATTGAGGCTATATTCAATTTGTTGCGTAACAAAACGCTTAATTCTTTAGGAGTTGAACGGGATTTAATGAGGCTTATCCAAGACAGGGATATAAGCCAGGTTATCTCGCTGCTTCAAGATCGAGATATTGATGTAAATGAGGCTATTGCCGAGTATAATCCGGAGTTTCATAAGGTCAACAGTCGCCCAGATAAGCCGCGTAAAGGCAAAGAACCTTATAGAACAGAAAAGCTACCTCGGACAAGACAAAGGTATATCAATGAAGTAGAGTTATTCTTCTTGTTGGGTAATCCTATAAAATGGAAGAACGATGTGGAAGGTACGGATGAAGCATTTGAAGCATACAACGAGTTTCTTCAGAATACTAGGTTTCATACAACAATGAGACAAGCAAAAAGGCTGGCCGGCGCAGAAACTGAAAGTGCAAAAGTATATCATATATTTAATGATAACGGAAAGCCAGGAGTAAAGGTTTTGGTCATATCCAAATCTAAGGGATATACCCTCCGTCCGCTTTTCGATCAATACGAAAATATGATTGCATTTGGATATGGGTACAATTTGAAGGAGGGCAATAGAACAGTTGAGCATTTTGATATAGAAACGCCATCCTACATATTCCGATGCAAAAGAGCAAATATTGGGTGGGAAGTTGAGCCGTTGGTTAATCCATCTGGTAAAATCAACGTAATTTACTATAAACAGGATAAGGCTTGGTACGGGACACAGCCTAGATGTGACAGGGAGGAACATATTGATTCCAAAGCCGCTGATACTAATAATTATTTTGCAGACCCGAAAGTAAAAGCAACGGCAGATGTTCTCCAGTCTTTATCAGATCCAAGCATGGTTGGGGAAGTAATCCAAATGCAAGACAAGAACAGTGCTATTGACTATCTAGCTCCTCCTGAATACTCTTCAATGAAAGATAGTGAAAAAAAAGACTTGAATAACTCTATTCTATTCGACTCATTTACGCCCGATTTCTCATTCGAAAACATGAAAGGTATGGGAACACTATCTGGAGAGGCTTTAAAGCGTGCTATGACGCTAGGATACATTAAAAGGGACAATCTAAAAGAGACTTACGATATACTTGTAGACCGGGAAAAGAACCTTATCCTGGCTATTATGATGAATGTGACCCATATCTATTTGAGAGACCAGTTATCCAGACTGAAGATTACTCATGAATTTGCAGAACCATTCAATGAGGATAAGGAAAAGCAATGGGAAGCTATCGGCAAGTTATATTCGGATGGGATTATTTCTCTTGATCTGGCTGTTACTATGCTTGCTTTGACGGATGCTCCACAAGAAGAGATAGAGCTTATAAAAAGTGAAAAGCAGGCTTCTTCAAATGGAAATATATCTTCTGAATCAGACAAACAGACCAATGGAATGACTGAGTAGTCAGAAAAATTACGGGTGTTATACAAAAATAAGAGGAAAAATAGAACAAAATATTTGATAATATGAACGACTTGGTTTTTAAAGGTGAGAACAACCAAGCACTAACAAGTAGCTTGTTGGTAGCTGAAAAGTTCGGAAAAGAACATAAGCATGTCTTAGATGCTATTAGAGAGCTTATACAGGGGTGTGCCGAAAATTCGGCTGACCCCATGTTTGTTGAAACTATTTATGTTAATGAACAAAATAGGCAAGAATACCCAATGTTTATAATGAATCGTGATGGCTTTACTTTGTTAGCTATGGGATTTACTGGGAAAAAGGCTATGCGCTTTAAACTTGACTATATTGCAGCTTTCAATGCAATGGAAAAAGCCCTGAAGGAACAGCAAAAGCCGTTATCTCAGCTTGAAATCCTTGTTCAGTCCGCACAAGCTTTGCTTGAACAAAGTAAACGGATTGAAAACGTAGAGAAGAGACTGGATGCAATGGAACAGGAGAGGGAAGAAAATGGGCAATTGCTCTTAGCAGTTGCTGTCTCATCTGAAAAGGTACCGGAAATCTCTCTTCGTGATAAGATACGCCAGTTGGTGAACAAATATGCTTCGGCAACTAATACAAGACAACAAGACGTTTGGCACAAGGTTTACGAGCAATTATATTACCTCTATCACATTTCCATCGGTAACTACAAGAAGAAGTTCAAGGGAGAAACAAAACTTGAAATAGCGGAAAGAAACAACATCTTGGATAAGGTTTACGCTATTATCTCTAATATGGTTCGGGAGAGAAACGTTGCTTGAACCAAGACAAATTAAAATCCCCAAAAGCGGAAGTGTCCGAGCCGCTAATGGGGATAGTATTAACTATTTAATAATGCAAATCTATGAAAAAGAAAGCAGAAATTAAAAAGTATGACGCTAATATTTTAGAGAATATTGGTAGAGATGGTGATTTTTATTCTCTTAACGATTTATGGGTAATCGCTGGAAGTCCTGATGCTAAAAGACCTAATGATTGGAAGAATACTCAACAAGGTTCTGATTTTATAGTGTCTGCATGCAGATTTCTAAATGCCGCCCAAAATGGCATTATAAAATCAAAACGTGGAAAAGGAGGTGGTACTTATGGCATTAGGCAGGTTGCTTTGGAATATGCAAAGTATCTTGATGCGGATTTAGCGGTAATAGTGAACGAAGTTTTCTTCCAGCGTATCGAAGAAGAAAAGAATCCAGACCTAATTGGCCAACGCTACATAAAAGCATACGAGAAAAGAGGAAAGTCTGCAGACTGGACCGCTGAACGCCTGAAATCTATCGGAACTAGGAATATGTTTACAAGGACATTGGCAGCTCATGGTGTATCGGGTGATGGATTTCGTAATTGCACTAATGCCATATATGAGCCTCTCTACGGAGGAACTACTAATGTGATCCGAGCAAAGAAAGGTCTTTCCAAAAATCAAAGCATACGTGACAACATGAGCAAAGTTGAGCTTGCGGCAGTTGGTTTGATTGAAGCTCTTGCTTCTGACGAAATAGAAAGAAAAGATATTCAGGGAAATGCGGATTGTGAGATAACCAGTAGAAGGGCTTCCCGTACCGTTGCAAATGCGCTGATTGAGCATAAAAAGTATATTCTCTGAATCCGTACATAAAGAAAGGGCAGCTACATGCTACCCTTTCCCGTCGATTGGCGTCAACTTCAGTGCCGGCCGAAGCCCCCTGACTTATCTTATCTTACAAGATGCCCGTTGAGCGTTCTTAGGTCAAATTTCGGACGTTTGGGCCTTCCGGAGCATCTCACTACCTTCATCATTGTCTGCTGCGGAATATCGCCCAATTCACAGCATATGGCTTCAAATCTGTCTAGGGCAGAAGCCAGTCTCTTCGAACCTTCCTCCCTCATTTGGGCTACTCTTAGGCTTTTCATGGCAGTTTCCCTGCCGATCCTGCTTATCTCTTCATTCTGTCTTATTGCTACGTATAAGGCGTCTCTTATCTCGTTTGGGGTATAATGTTGTGCGTTCATAACTTTCTATTTTTCGTGTATTTGGATATAGTTTTGGCTGTCCGGCATTCAAACGGACCGCAATATGAATTGAGAAAAGGGGATGGTTATACTATCCTAGCCAGCTTCCCGTCAGAAGGTTTTCCGCCAAACAGGTGGTTTAAATAAGCTAATCCCTTCTGGGTGACAAGAACCTTAGTGACGACAAAGCCCGGATGGTTGTTGCGCTCGATGAACTTCTCTTTCATCTCGAAGTAGCCGGCATCGATGAACCTCTGCTTGGGCTCGTTGCGGTTGGCGAAGAATATTCCTGCCTTTCTTAGCTTGTCGAATAGGGTATTTCGCCCAAAGCCGAGCTTTAGAATCTTGGCGGACATTCCTATGTCTACTTTGTCGTCGGTGGCGAAGGCTGCGTCGGCAAAGTCTGCCTTTGGTTGCAGTTTGGCGTTTTGCTGCTCCAGTTGTTGCTTCTCCGCTTTGGCTTGCTCTAGGCGTCTGTTTAGTACTTGCATGGCGTAGGCTATTGCTTCATCGTCATTAGAGACGGTCGTTACTCCGGTCTTTAGGAGTTCTTTGATACGGTCATTGCACCATATAGCAAAAGCAGGAGATAGCCAACGAGCAAATTCCATTGCGACATCTTCATGCATCCATGTGCCAGAATTATTGCCACCTTTCGTAACTTGCACTAAATCAGCCAAAGTGCTTTTTCTCACTTTGGATAATTCGTTTAGATATTCTATTGATGATTGGTTTTGCAACCAATCAATAGGGCGTTTTTCAAATGGCTTTGCCATCTGTGTAGCATTTACCATCACATTTTCGCCACTCATAAAAGAAATTTGACTACCTTTGTAGTCGTAAACTACTGATGTATTCATATAATTAAGTTGTTTATGGTGAGCAGGTGCTACGAACGCCTGCTCACATCGTTAATTAATCTCCTACGTAATGTGCGCCCATGTAACCTCTGCTGCTAGGATTATATATCTCCCCTGAGAAGTTATACCTTACCACCTCTGCCGGTCTACTGTTTTTAAGAGATTCTAGTCTCTTTTCCTCTTCGGCTTTGCGTCTTGCGTCCGCTTCTTGCCTGGCTACGTCCAGCTTGGCAAGTCTCCAAGTTGATTTCAGTACTTCACCGAAAGTTTTACCTTGTTTCTTACCTACATACTTGTAGGTTCTATGTGCGGTACGCATTATTTCTGATAAGTTGTAGCGTTTCATATATACAATTCTATTATTTCACGTATGTGTTATTAATTATGATGCAAATATAACACATGTGTGAATATATAGCAAGAAAAAGAAAGATTATTTTTCATGTATATGTGAATTTTATCGTATTTCTTTCCACATATACATTAAATTATATATATTTGCCTCAAAATTTAAATATAACGTTTATGTTAAGAGTAAAAGAAATAGCAAAAGAAAAAGGATTGACTATGGCAGACGTAGCTAAAAGAATGAATATGTCTCAATCAGGGTTATCTATGGCATTAAATCGAAACTTGACATTGGATGTGTTGAATAGAATAGCCGATGCATTAGAAGTAGAGATACCAGACTTATTTGAACGTAAAAAAGAGGAAGAAAGCACTATAATCTGCCCAAAATGCGGTTCTAAGTTTAAATTAATCGAGTAAAATTTGCTTTTTTGCGTGTTTGTATGTTATTTTGCCCACGAACATATAAACACACAAATTATGAATAGAATACTCTTTATATTGGCTTTTCTAACTTTCGTTAGTTGCACTAATGAAGAAAAGGAAGCTGTAGATTCAATAGATGACACAGAAAAGAAAGACGATGTACCCATCATAAATGGATTTGGCTGTGAAGTTGACTTCAATGAAGAAGGATATGTCATAAGAGTGAGCAAAGACAATAATTTTCTTTTTGAAGTGTCTGAAGATATAGGAAAAGGTTCTAAGCAATATATTGATTTGGGATATGGAAATAAGATGGATATTATCGTCTCAGATACAAAAGTATTAGAAGTTTTACAATACGAAAATACATACTATTTATTAGCCGATATAAGAGATAAATCTTATGCTAATAGTTTTTGGGGAATAAGAAAGTTATTTTCTTACGAAAAAGGTAAGGTTCATATGGTAACATTAAATTCCAGTTTTCACTTACCTACAAATATGAAATTTTGGTTTGAGAATAGTATAGTTCTATCCGAAAATATTTCTTTATATCCTGAAGCAACTGCTTCGGAAGGGCATGTGTACGATAATGACTTAAATTTAATAAGTAAATATTCTCCTAATGGCAAACCTTTAGATTTGTATCATGTAATAAGTGTAAGTGGAGGGGGGAGCAGTTATGCTAAAAATCCTTTGATGATTAATTGGTATGATATTCGCAATTCTTCCCATTATATTTGGCAATACATGTGCGATATTAATAATAATGATTTTGTCATAAACAGCTGGGACGCCTCCTATTCCTCGAACAATACCGTCCTTGTTACTGTGAATATCACGTATATAACGGGAGAGAAAGAAGTTTTAAATTTGGTATTTGACAAGGAGACAGGAGAACTTATTAAATAAACACATAAAGTACACACAACATGAAAAAGTTTTTATTCCCTTTAGTAGCAATATTGCTATTGGCAGCCTGTAGCTCTAGTGAAGACACCATAAATGAGCCGGAGCCTCCAAAATACAAAATAGATAGTGCTATTGCAGTAGGTGATTTAAAACTACAAGCCTATATCTTTGAAGGAGATTACTATATAGAGGCTATTGACGAATCAGGCAACAAGGTGTTTACCATCAAGGACAAAGCCGAAAATTATACCCATGATCTTGGGTTTGGAGATAAGAGAGAGTACATAGTCAAAGGGTGTTTCCTTCAAAGTGCCTTGCAAAAGGATGACTGTTTCTATATATTGGGAGGTTTATATAGTTCAGAATTAGTTGCTCATCCACATAAATTTATGCTGAAAATCAAAGATGGGAAGTTGGTTAAAAAAGAGTATTTTGACAAAGATGATCCTCATCATGGACATTTCTATCCCGAAAAAATAGCTGAATGGTATGGAGAATATATTGTGGTTTATTCAACAGTAAGAACTAGTGGATATTTTATAGCTGTGATGGATGCAGATTTAAATGTTATATATGGAAATAATGGGGGAACTAGAGATTGGATTGAGAACATAGAAAGAGCAAACTATATCTCTTTATCTATGAATAATATGGTATATACTACTGATAATATAATTATGTGTGTTGATATATCAGAATACTCATATAACAAATATCTAATTTGGCAAGTACCCATCACCGATGAAGAGATAAGAGTAAACAAATCCACATACTCCCTAGATGGCAATAACGTAGTAGTAGACATTGATGCCACCACTAGGGCAGGGGAGAAGAAGAAATACCATCTGGTCTTAAATAAAGCCACAGGGGAGTTAGTCAATCCGCAATCCTAACCATTTAAATAACAAAATATAATCATGGAAACATCAAACCAATACTCAGAATTAGCTGTTCATTGTGGTAGCAACACGGACAGCATGGAAAGGCTAGCAGATATCTGCAAAGAAGAAGCTGATAAGCTAGCGGAAACATTGAAACTAGCCGAAGGTGAGGAAGTGTCCGTCCCTTTTTGGACATCAGGTCCAGGCTTCCCCGAATTAATCTGCACCGGGATATTTAAAAGGGATGACAATGGAAAGATCGTCTATGACCTAGATTTCTCGGAATCAGTTTTGTAATCCACTCCTAACCAGTTTCCCGCCCGTCTAAAGATGGGCGGTTTTTGTATCTAACTAGTCAAAACTAGCCAAAACTATTAAAAACTATTAAAAACCTATAGTATAAATAGTTAATCTGCTAATCAATCAATCAATCTTGATTTGTATTATTTATATTTGCAACATCAAAATAGCGTGACTGTGACACGTTACAAACAAAGGAGGATTAAATATGAAAACTTCATCTTACACACAGGACACATTAGTAATAGAGAACCCCTCACAAAAGCTTCTTGAATTTGTGAGGGAATTGGAGCGTAGGAAATGTGAAACCAAAAATGAACTTTTAACTAAAAAGGATAAGTATTTCCCCGCTAAGAAAAAGTAATGAATATCACACTGCCTATTGAGTGCTCTGACGGACACCAATACCTTCTAAAGCTTACTGACTGTAAGAATATACCAATTGATTCGACTATTGAAATTGTAGATATAGCTCTGATTTCAATGTCCAAGACAGAAATTATTAATAATGCAGGAACCTTAAATAGAATAGCGTCAATACTCTTCAATTTTTTGGATGAAAATGATGTTATTCTATATTTTTATTGTTCTAAAGACCCAATAAAGCAAAGAGATACTAGAGGAAAAATGTCATATCAACAATACCGCAGTTTTTTATTTACTTCTATGTTTGATAGAACGACTCGACATCATAAGGGGGAGTTTATAAATAAGTCTATTATTTTAAAAGATATGATATATGGCGATCACTATATCCACCTTATAGCTCAATCAAAGCACTCCGATAAATTGGATAAGCTTGAAGGAGAACTCAACACATTCAATAAGTAAGCAGGCGGACTAACATCCGCCTTTCTTTTTGCCCGTTTCTCTTATTTCCATCCATAATTACCTCAAACTTCCTATTTACAGGGAAAGAAATAGCAAATTTCCCACAATTGGCGAATTGTGGTTCATTCGCAATCTGATAATTTTCATATAGACTCACCGCATTGTATTTTTATGCTGATTTAAAAAGATTTGCATAAAAGAACTAATCATGAAAGAAAAAATTTTCCAAGCTTTAAAACTAGCGTACTCAAATCTAGGGTTAAGCGATGAAATTTTGCAGGGACAGGCTGACGCTTTATCTGCATTAGGCCTAGTAACTGAAGATAACTTGGCAACTGTTGTACAGGGGCAAAAAACGTTTTTAACCTCTCTTCAGAGCGGTATTGATAGACGGGTAACTGATGCTGTCAATAAAGCAAAGGAGAAAGAGGCTGCAGGTGGGGGCGAGCAGAACAAACAGCAACCAGAAAACGAGGAGCCGGAGTGGTTCAAAAAGTACAAGGCTGAACAGGAACAGCGTTATTCCACGTTAAAAAACGAGAATGACGCATTTAAGGCTGAAAAGTCACGTGCTGAGAGAAACAGTCTAATCTCTTCAAAAGCAAAAGAACTGGGTATCCCTGAATGGCGAATGAAAGAAGGTTTTGCTATTTCTGACGAAATGGATGAAACGGCAATTACGACCTATCTTTCAGGCATCAAACAGAATATTGTTACCGCAGGGCTTGAAACAAAAGATTCGGCATTCCCTTTATCCACTCCAGCTGAAAAAGGCAAAGAAATGGCTAAACAGTGGGCGGAAGGATTGCCAGACGCTAATTAAAAACAAATACTATGGCTATTGAATTTGAAAAAGGACAGATTAAAGGCGGATTCCCCGTATTTTGGAGAGGTGAGTGTAAAGTTATCCCTGGGGATTTCAAAATCAAGCAGACATTTCCAGAAGGTACTTTGATCAGAAAAGGTACTCCAATTGCGTTGGATTTTGCAAATATGGAGTGCACAGTATGTAAGGCTGTTAAGATCGTATCTGGAGGAACAACTTCTGCTCCGCGAATTGTAAAAGGAAGTTTGGTACAGGTCGGCGATAAGCTGAAGATTGGTGAAAACGAACAGGCTATTAATAGCATTGATAGATCGAATGCTGATTACGATGTCGTTACGCTAGCTGCCGCATTGACTGGAGCTACGGCTAATGCCTTTGCTGTCGTTGGGACAGATGTGCCAAATGCGGTGGTAGAAACAGACAAGGAGTATAAAACCAATATGGATTTTCAGACTGTTTCTGCAGGTTATGATGTGATTATTCTGAAAGAAGTAGCTTATCCGATGCCAGAAGATTGGCTTTTGGGCGGATGGTGCATGAAGAATAATCCAAGTATTAAATATGTAAGACAATAAGCTATGCCGGGATTATTTTACAGCTCTATTTTTGGCGAACTGACCAAACAGGTACAGATTCGTATTGATGCCGCTTCTCAATTGAGAAAGCGTTTGTTTGACCAGAATATCTATGAACGATATTTGGATTGGGACACCCCTACTGTTGGTTTGAACTTCGAAGAAATAATCGGACAGTATAACCTAAGCGTTGCAGCTGCGACCTTGGACTCTAAAGGTAAAGAGCCTATTATGGGAACCGAGGGCTTTAAAACGTTGAAGGAGAAGGTTCTTGCTCATCAAATGAGTTATTCTATGCCTATTGAGGATTATCGCAAGGTTCTTCAGGTTCTAGATTCTCGTATGCTGACTGATGATCAGAAGACTCAGCAATTAATCAATCTTATGTGGAACAATGTCACAAAGGTGGTAAATTCTGTACAGTCCAAACTGGATATTATCTTCTTGGGTGCTCTTTCAAACAAGGGAGTATTCACTTTTGATGCAAACAACAATCCTGAAGGTGGTGTAAGAGGCGTTATTGACTATAAGATGCCGTCTGAAAACATTGCAAAGACTACGGTTGATTGGGTGCAGGGGAACGAAAGTACAGTAGACTGTTTTGAAGACTTGCAGGAGATTTTGGACGCTGCTCAGGATAAGGTTACATTTGACAAGATTCTAATCTCCCAAAAGAGACTATCTTTCATTCTTCGTAACAAGAAGATGAAGCAGGTGATTTACGGTACAGACAAGATGGGTACTCCTCTGCTGCTTGGCGGATTGAATGAATTCATGCGTCAAAATGGATTTCCGGAATTTGAAATTATCAGACGTACTACTCGAATCCAAAATAACGGTAAGTTGACGGATTATCAACCTTGGAATGATAAAAACCTTGTCTTTATTCCTGCCGGTAAACTTGGAGTTATCAAGAATGCTTATGCAGATAATGAATTGAGGCAAGAGCGTGGTGTTACTTACTCAAACTACGGAAGAATCCGGGTATCTCAATGGGGTAAGGGTGAGACTGACAATTCAAACGGTGTTGAGTTTACTAAAGCTCAGTCATTGTCTTTGCCGGTCATCACTGAAATTAACGGTATTTACTCGTTGACTGTTGAATCGTGACAATAGGTGACTACATAAAGCAATGTTTTTCTCCGCTTGGTGACATATCAGATGCTGGAGTAGAAAAGTTCGCGTTGGGGCTGGGAATTGATCCGAGCTCCGATGTGGACATTAGTACAAAAGTGAAGATATCCGGTTCGGTGGATAAGTTTATGGATAAAATCCTTACTCATCCTACTTCTGTCTCAGAGAATGGATTCTCTAAGTCTTGGGGGGCTGACATACTGTTGAACTATGCAAAATATATGTTTAAGATGTATGGCATAACTCCTAATGACGATACGGCAGCTTTGGTTGGAATAAGTATCATTAAAGACGCATCTAATATTTGGTGATATGCTAGAAGAAACTCCACATAAATTGCAAATACAAGTTATTACTCCGGAAGAGAATGACGAGTATGGGCGTTTAATTACAGGAACCGGTGGAGAATCTTGGCAGGATGTAGCTGAATGCTTCTGCCATGATAATTCACAACAAAAGGAAGTGTCGGTAAATGGTGAACGTTGGATGTACAATTATCATGTGGTTTACGAAGGGGAAAAGATTCCCTTAGGAAGTCACGTGAGATGCTTGGATTCCGACGAAAATACTGTTGGCGGAGGTGAGGTGAAGAAAAATGCCGAGTGTTATTCGGAAGAGTTTAAAGGTAGATGTGACATTTGGATATGATTGCAACAACAGACATCGCGAACATAATATTTAAGGATTGCAAGGCTTTTGGGATATCCGAAGTATACCAGAGAGGTAATATACCTGAAGGTAAGGTTAATACTGAAAGGATTGTGGTTTATCCTAAGACTCAACAGCCCGATACTTATTGGGAAAAGGGGTACGTTGAAGTTAATCTTTGCGTTCCTTTATCAAGGTCGGGGAAGGCTGATCTTATTCGCTTGAATGAGCTGGAAAGAAAGGGCAAGAAGATGTTCAAAGATGGAGTTGTAGGGCAATATGACGGTTCATGGTATCGGTATTCTTCTGAAACTATCGGAATAGAGGAAGATAAAGAGTTATGTTGTTACTATGTGAATGTGAAATTATTATTTGAAGTATTAAACGTAAATTAAAAAGATATGAAACCGTTTATAGGAATTAAAAAGATTTGGTACGGTGATGTTATTACTTCTGCTGTAACTAAAACTAGCCTTAAAACCTGGTTAGGTACTGCTACAGAAGTTGAGAACTCTCATCAAGATACTTGGGCGTATACGGAGGATGATCCTACCTATACCGACTACATTAACGAGTTGAATGGTAGCATCTATTATCGTGATGTGACGCAAAAAGGGGCTAAAACAATTGCTTTCACTATGGGCGTTTTCTCCTTTGATGACAAGGTAGATCTGCAAGGTGGTGAAAAAGTTGATACAGACGCAGGATGGGCCGCTTCTGATACTCCGGGGATTATCAATAAAGCCGTTGTTGGACAGACGAAGACTGGAAACTATATTGTATTCACCAATGCTGCGGTCATTGCTAAGGGAAATGCTGTGGAAAAGAATATCGGCTTGGGAGTAACAGCTGTTGCTATGGAAAATCCTAGCGCCGGCGTGAAGAGTGACTATATGTTCGACGGAGAAAAAGTAGATGCTGCATGAACTGTTGACAATATCGCATCCATGTCTTCTGATACTTCTCTCAATTTGAATAGTTCTACGACTAAGTCAAAGCGGGTGAACGCTGGAACTGCTGTTAACTATGAGAGGCCTGGGAAGGAAGATACTTCGCGATCAGCAGAGACATTATCTATATTATAAAGTGGTGAGGGGTGAGGGTTTATGTATCTCACCCTTTTTTAATAAATATCATTATGAATAAAGCTGCCATACTTATATCAGAAGCTATCACAGGAAAGGATTTCATTCCGATCATTGTAAATGGGAAAATGTACCGTGTAAATCCGCCTACAATACATAAAATAGCCGGTGCTTCGGCATATCTTGCAGTCCTTGATGACAACAAGGATATCGCGGGTGTTATATCTTCATTGAAAGACATTTCTGTCGCTTCTAGCGCACTTTCTTGGTTTATAGATGGAAATGATTCATTATCTGAAGAATTGGCTCATGGAACCTTAGAAGAAGTATTATCCGGTCTTACAGCGGCTTACTCTCTGATAGATGTGAAAAATTTTACGATGCTGTTAGGTTTAGCGAAGAACGTAGCAAATCTAACAGCAAAACAGAGGTTATAGGCAATGATTGTATGTTGGGGCAAATTGCGTCGTTCATGGATAGCCTTCATTTGTCTTATGATGAAGTCGTTTATAAAATCCCATATCGCAATTTGATCATCATGCAAAAAGATAAGTTGCACGCTGTATACGATGGGGAGGTACTAACAGAAGTATCGGAGGAGGATTTCTTTAAAGGAAAAGTTAAGTTTGATGAATAATGAAAGTAACAGTGGATTTATCCGGTCTCGATGAATTCGTCGAAGAAGTTGATGAGAATGCTACCGAATTGATGAAAGAAGCAGCTCAAAGAGCCGTTTATATGCAGAAGGAACGCAATGTTAGTAATAAGAAAACCTATCAAAACCATACTTGGAATCTTCGCAATGCTCCCGGTGCTGCTATTGTCAGGGATGGAAATATTGTAGACCTATATATCCCTGCCGATGGAGAACATTTACTGGCGAAGAACAGGACAGAGGCAATGCTGATCTTTGGAAGTAAGCCTAAAGACGGTGTTGTTGTGGCCGATGGAATGGAGTATGCGAGCTTTGTTTCTAGCAAGGGTTTTGACGTTCTGGATTCGGCAAGCCTAACCGTGGAGAAAGAGTTAAAGGAATCATTTGGTAACGAAAACGTAAAAGTCACATGGCAGGAATGAAATTTACCGCAGACATTGATATAAAAAATATCATAAAACTGCGTCAAGAAATAGATAAGTTGAAAAAGTCTCTTATTGAGATAGCTAGTGTTCCTAATAGTGATGCTGCTGTAAAGGCGCTTGAAAAGCAACTATCGACAGCATTAAAGAAATTAGAGGAATACAAAGATAAATATGTCCAAACTCAGCAAGCGAGATTGGATCAAGAAAAAGCTGCTTCAGAGCAAATAAAGAAGCAACAAAAAGAAATTGATTCTCTCATAAAGAAATATGAAGCATTACAAAAAAAAATAGAGGAAGGTACAGTAAGACCTCCTCGTTCTCCTAAAACTTATACTGATGATCAGATCTCTGCTGCTTTGAATACTCAGGTACAGTCAATAAAAGAAGCTCGTGAACAACTAAAGGTACTCCGTTTCGCTCAAGCTAATGTAACAGACCAGCAAGAGAGGGAAACTGGTGCTAGAACGAAGCTAAATATCAAGATTCAAGAAAATACCCGGTATTTGAAGTTGAATTCGGATGCTTATACCCGCCAAAAGATGGAGATTGGTAACTATGAGGAAAATATACGTAGGGCTTTGGATGGTACAGGACAATTCAATCTATCTCTGTCGAAGATGTTAGGTGTTATTGGTGGTACTGCCGCACTAAAAGGATTAGTTACCGATATGATAAATGTCCGTGGAGAGTTCCAGAAAACATCTATCGCCTTTGAAACTATGCTGGGTAGTAAAGAAAAAGCCGATGCTTTAATGGCTCAAATGGTGGAAACGGCAGCAAAAACACCTTTTGATTTACAAGGAGTAACAAGCGGGGCAAAACAGCTTCTTGCTTATGGAACTTCAGCGGACAAAGTGAATGAAACTTTGGTCCGTTTGGGGAATATTGCATCCGGTCTTTCTATTCCGCTTGGCGATCTTGTTTACCTGTATGGTACATCCATGTCACAGGGTAGATTGTTTACACAAGATGTAAATCAGTTTATGGGGCGTGGTATCCCTTTGGTTGCCGAATTATCAAAAGAACTGGGGAAAACAGAATCAGAAATCAGAAAGATGGTTACTGAAGGTAAAGTAGGTTTCCCTGAATTGCAAAAGGTTATAGAGAATATGACTAATGAGGGTGGTAAATTCTATAACTTGATGGAAATGCAATCTACGACATTGTCCGGTCAAATTTCTAATTTGGGTGATGCTTGGGATTCTATGTTAAATTCTATTGGAGAAGATACGCAGGGAATTGCATCTATGACAATATCGGCTTTAACGTCTATTATTGAAAACTATAAAGAGGTTGGAGCAATAATTGCATCTTTAGTAGCTACCTATGGGACATACAAGGCGGCTATTGTTGTGGTTAATATGCTGGAACGGGCTAATATAATGATTTTACGACAAGCAGTAGTTGAAAAGAAATTAGCTGCTGCTACAAATATTGTATTGTCTAATTCTATGGCTATTGCTGCCGCAAGAGGTAAGATATTTGCAACAGTTCAAAAGAATATCATCTCAACATTTAAGGGTGCGGGTAAGGCATTGGCAAATCCGTATGTCTTATTCGCCGCTGCTGTTGGAACTGCGACTTATGGATTATATAAGTTCTATACACGTGAGACGGAAGTCGAGAAAATGCAGAAACGGTATAATGAGACAAAAGAAGCTGCCGCCAGACGTGAAGAACAGCATAAAACAAAGGTCGAAGAATTGATAGCCTCCATAGAGGATGAAACTAAGGCTGAAATGGAGAGAGTGGGGGCTATGGATCTTCTAAAAAAAATGTATCCTGGTATTATTGAAAAGTATATTGATGAAGAGGGACATCTTAAAAACTTGATAGCTCTGAAAAAAGAATTATCAGAAGCAGATGCAACAAGAAAAGCCGAAGAGAATAAAACGGAATTGCGAAGCTATGACGAGCGTATAAAGAATCAAGAAGAATATATTGATCGTATGCGTACTAATGACCAATCGGCTTTTGATGATGAAATAGCAAAACTAGAGCAATTAAAAAGGGAAAGAGAAAAAACACGAGAAAAAGTAGCTTCTGATTTTGTCAGTAAAATGATTGCAGAAGCCAAGTCGATGTCTGATAGTGAACTAAAAACTACTATTGATACTTACTCAAAAATCCTATCCGAAGATACGGAAGGTGAATGGTTTCGTGGCAATAAAGATTTTAAAGTTGATGAAATAAAGAAATACGTTTCATCTTTAAAAGATTTGCAGAAAGCTCGTCTGAATGCAGCGAAAAATAAAGAGTACTGGGAAAGTCGTAAAAAAGAAGCCGAAGATGCCCGCGCTGCTTTAGACTCTTCTAAAGAAAATTCAAAGGAATGGAATAAATATACAAAACAAATACAGGAAGCGCAAAAACAAATAGATAAGTATTCGGATTCTAAAACAACCAAAGAGTATAACTCCATCGTAGACCAGCAAAAAAAAATCTCCGAGCTCTTGAATACACAGGCACTTGAAAGGAAGCGCAAGGAACAAGATCTGGAGAATCAACTTACCCAGTCCCGTATTGATGCTATGGCAGAGGGAGAAGCCAAGATTCGTGCACAACGTGAATTGGACAACAAGAAGGAGATACAAGACTTAGAACGTCAGCGGGAAGATTATATCCGGACGGAGATCGAGCTTCAGCGAAAGGCTTTTGATGAACAGGAAAATTTGCGGGCGAAGCAGACTAAGAACTATAAGAAGAGAACGTTTGATGCATCTGCGGTGAAAGTAGATACGTCTGCTTTTGATAAAATTTTGAATAATACTATTCTACGACAAGATATTTATCCTTATCAGGAAGAAATGAAATACTGGAATGAATATCTTAAAGAATATGGTACATTTCAACAAAAAAAAGCTGCCATAAACGAAGAATATAACCTTAAAATCAGTGAAGCTACCACCAAGGGCGCTAAGAAGTCCTTGGAAAAAGAGAAGGAAAATAAACTGAAGGAAGTTAGCTTTGAAGAACTAAAATCATCTATCAATTTTGCAAACATATTCGGAAACCTTGATGCTCAGTCTACTGAGGCACTGGTTAAGATGCGTGATAACCTGAAAGAGGTTATAAATAAAGCAGCTAAAGATATAAAACCTACTGATCTTAAAGCGTTGCAAGATGCCTTCAAAGAAATTGATCTAAAAATAACAGTACGTAATCCCTTGGGAGAACTGAAAAATAGTGCAGATAATTATCGTAATGCTACATCTGCGGTAATCAAGGCTCAAGAGGATTTAAATACTGTTATTCAGGGAGGAGAGGTAATAACTAAAGTATATACCGATGAGAACGGGAAATTAACTACTAGATTACTGACTCTTACCCAAGCAGAAAATAACTTGGCCGCTGCTCAATCTGACAGACAAAAAGCTTTGTCAAAGTTAACTCAAGCAGCAAATTCTATCGGGCAAAAAGGCATGGAGGTTGTAAATGCAGGCAATGACGTTGTTGGAATGCTTGAAAACTTTGGGGTGAAGGTTCCAGAAGCCATAAGTAAGACTTTGGATGGTATCGGGCAAGTAATGAGTGGGCTGGAACGAATAGACTTAACCAAACCTTTTAGTGCTATCACAGGTGCAGTTAGCGTTTTGGCGGGCGTTGGGAATACTATTGCCGGATTATTCGGTTTTGGTGGTGCTGACTATTCTCGTTACAATGAAATGGTTGATGAGTATAACAAGTTAAATGAAATATGGGATGAGTTAATTGATAAGAAAAAAGAATACATAGATATGTCTTATGGTCCCGAAGCTGCTAAAGCGGGAGATGAAGCTATTGAAATAGCAAACAAAAGCATTGAGTCTTATAAAATATTAGGAAGAGAACGATTGCAATCTGGCGCATCTGCCGGTTCCCACTCTATTGGTGTTCGTATTCGCAATAGCATGAGTCAGGAATTATGGGATCAATGGGACGAGTTTGCTAAGTCAATCGGCAAAGATCCGGATTTTATAGGAGGAAGACTTTCCGGTCTCTTTAACTTGACGGCTGAACAGCTTGAAAAGTTAAAAGAGGAAGCTCCTGGATTTTGGTCTAAGTTGGATGGAGATGTTCAAAACTACCTCAATAAGATTATTGAAGGTGGAGAGAGAATAGAAGATATTCAGAAAGCCGTTCAAGAACAATTGACTCAGACGTCATTCGATAGTCTGTTTGACAACTTCATAGATACTCTCATGGACATGGATGCTTCATCCAAAGACTTTGCTGATAATTTTGGAGAGTATATGCGAAAGGCTGTATTCACTCAAATGTTCGCGAAGGGATATGAAGATGAATTAAGAAAATGGTATGAATCCTTTTCTGAGGCCATGGGCAAAGAGGGAGGTATCACCTCTTCTGATATTAAAGACTTAAGAGAAGGGTGGGATACTATTGTAAATGGTGCTCTTGAAGACAGAAAGGCATGGGAGCAGATCGTAGGCGGTGGCGGCACATCTACTTCCCAGGAATCTTCCAAGAAAGGCTTTGCTACAATGTCTCAGGATTCTGCTGACGAGTTGAACGGTCGCTTCACTGCTCTTCAGATTGCCGGTGAAGAAATCAAGAATCAAAACCAGCTTCAAACAATGTCCATCCTTGAACTTAAAGCAGGAATGTTGACTATTAGTGCAAACTCATCTGGTATAAAGGACATTGCTAGCGAGACAAGGGATTTGATACGGCTTTCTTACGAGGCTATAACAGACATTCGTGACAATACTAACGTCATGGTGAAGCCTATCCAGCAGATGGCGGCTGATATTGCAGAAGTCAAGCGAAATACTAATGGATTATCAAAAAAGTAATATTATGACAGGAGACCTACTAATCAATAACAAGGACGCCTATACGACGTGGGGAGTCAATATGGGAGACGGGTTCATAGAAGCTATTTACGCTCCACTTCCGATGAAAGATGTGATTGAAAACAAATCACGCCTGCAGGACGGGAAAAGGGTTATAATCGAAAACAGAAAGGTTGACGAACGGGACCTGACTCTTACCTTTACGCTAAAAGGAGTTTCCCCTTCTGACTATATTGCCAAATATAAGGCATTCTTAGACGAAATAACAAAGGGGGAATTTGCAGTCAAAGTTCCGGAACTAGGCGAAGAGGTATATCACTTATACTACCTCCGTTCTCAATCTTTCGGTTTCAATATCGCAAGGACGTTTTCAAAGATTTCGGTTAAGCTGAACGAGCCGAATCCAGCGAATAGGGAATAAAGTTACCACAATTGGCGAATTGTGGTTTATAGAGTTGCCGGATTTTATGTTTTGATGTTTCTATCAACGAACTTTGTGATATGGCAGAATTAGTAGACATCAAAGACATATCCGGCAACATCCGTCTTTCTACTCCTATCAACGAAGGTAGTAAAAGAAAGTTCCAGCTAATGAGTTCTGATTACATTACTCTCAAGTTCTCATTAGCTGAACCTGTCTACTTTCAGCTTGGGGATTACATTGATGACGAGAATATTGGCCTGTTTGAGCTTGTAGACTTGTATAAGCCTACTTACAATACTACTACCGGGGGATATGACTACGAATTAAAGCTTGATGCTTACTATTGGAAGTGGAAAAATAAGAAGTTCTTCTATACTCCTCAAAGTAGTGGAAGAGAAGCTAGCTGGAATTTGACCGATACACTAAAGGTTCACATGGATGTGTTCTTGAAAAATCTAGAAGTGTTAGGCTATCAGTATAAAGGGAAAGTATTTACATGCAAAATTGACGATTCTGTGGATGATTCATCCAAGCTGATTTCATATGATAACATGAACATGCTAGACGCTCTTTCTCAAATGTCTCAAACATTTGAATGCGAATGGTGGATAGAGAAAGATGTAATCCGTTTTGGTCGTTGCGAACATGGTGATCCGGTCGATTTTGAGATTGGTGTTAATGTTAGTGCAATGAATCGGAGTGACAGTCAGACTTCTTATGCAACTAGAATATATGCTTTCGGTTCTACGCGAAATATTCCACAGACGTATCGTAAAAAACTGGTATTCGATGTTAAGAAGGTAAATGGGCGTGATATTTCTGATACATCACGAGTGCTTAATATAGACTATTTTCCTACCGATGACCAGATAGGAGATAAGTTTAAGGCATCTGTGCGGACAAGTGGATATGTCAAAGCCGGGTTGAATGATCTGAATCATGAATCTTTATCAAACAATCCAGCCGGGGGAACTTATGCAATAAAGAGTGAAGGTGCTTCGTTTAATATAGGAACAATAGTCCCTCCAGCCGGTTCATCTGTGGAGAGGGAATATTTACCATCAGGAATATATAGCTGGAGATGGCAGCTTCGATATAAAATCAATGATGTAGAGAAGAGTTATGGTATTGGAGGAAACGTACGCACTATATATGACAATCAGGAAAAAGAACTGACAGATAAAGTTGTCCTAAATAAAGAGATAAATATTGAGCGTGGGGCTACTGATTTGAAGTTATATATTGTCTTCCAACTACCAGGTTCAATTTCTTCTTTAATGATGATACTTGCCGGTTCATCTGGGGATATTACTATTGAGAATGTAGCTAAGTCGGCAAATGCCTCTGTGACATTCACTACGGGACCCAATGAAGGTCAGACATTTGATGCGATATATAATCCCGATTTTCTGATAGGGGAAGCAGCAAATGTATTGCGTCTTCCCGAAGGAATTAGTGTATCCGCCGGGAATATGTATACCATCAACAATATTATAAAAAGCCGAATCCCTATAAGCTATTTTTCGGATGATAAAGCGTTATTGACGGTTGAAGGTATTGTAACCAAGCATTTGATGATGCCGGAGGGAGTTCCATACATTGACGCATACCCCGACATGTATACAGAGGAAGCTATTGAGCAGATTGTTGTTTTTGACGATATTTATCCAAGTCGTATAGGGGCAATCGGAGATGTATATACGCATTCATATACTGATACTACAGATAATCCGGATGGAAGCAAGACCGAATCGAAATGGGCTGCATGGAGATTTAAGGATGCGGACTTAGGCTTTCATTTCTCTGAAAGTTATCAACTACCAGGAGAGGAATTACGCGTAGCATTCCAATCCGGTCCCTTGGCTGGCATGGATTTTGAAGTTATATTTAATCCTTATGACTCATCGTCTGATACGTATCAGCCTGAACGCCTTGAAGATGGCACATGGAATCCAAGGGCACAGGTATATGAAGTAAAGCGCAATGATGATTATGGGCGTATGCTCCCAGATGACATATTGCATCCCACTAGCGGTGATACGTATATTCTATATGGGTACGATCCTCAATTTGTATCCGATAAGCTTATTCCTGATGCGGAGAAAGAAGTTGAAGAAAGGGCAAAGGAATATATCAACGAATTAAAGCAGGACCCATCTACTTATGACAATACGATGATGCCGGATTACATCTATGGTGTTGACCCGGACACCGGCATGTATGATCCTTCATTCGCGAAGAAGTTCTCTATTGGTCAAAAAGTAAACCTGATCAATAAAGCCTATTTTGAGGAAGGAAGGATATCGCGAATAATTGGCTATGAATATCCTTTGGATGTACCGTATGATTCTCTGGTGTATACTGTCGGGGAGACAGCTCCTTATTCCAAGTTGGGAGAACTGGAAAGTAAGATTGATTCTCTTACTTACCGTAAAGAAAGGATTAAGCAACAAATAATCAGTAGCGGCGGATCGTCTACTGGTACAGGCGAAGGAACCGCTAAGTTTACAAAAAACGTAGAAGTGACTGTGGATAAGGCGGGATATTTCAAGGCTGGTGATGTTATTCTGGAAGGCACTACAGTGGTGGATGCATTTATTAGAATGCTGTCTCAGAAATCAGTGGGAGAATTGAGAAGCAAGATCTCAACAGCAAATGATGTTGAGTTTGGTACAAGCAAAGGCTATATTACATATACTGCATCCCGGAATGGACAAGGACCAATGGAATCTGCATATTATGACGAAAATCCGAATAACAAGTTAAATTTCTCTGAAGAAGTTGGCGGCATTCAAACTGCGGTTAGGCAACTGGAGGGTACTTATAGTCAGAATGAAACATATAAAGCTACGGTCATCTATACTGCTAGTGAAGACGGCACATTGCCAAGACAAGAGATTAAAGACACAATCAGCGTAAATGTTAGACGCAAATGGTTTGCCGGCATATGTTCTTCCATTCCTAAGACTTCTGCTGAAGTACGTGCATTGGGATCAAGTGGACTATATAAGGGGGCGGGAACATATAAGTTTGATGTAAACGCATGGAAAATGATCGCAATTTGTCTGCCGGAAGGGACGTTAAGTGAGTTATCCGTCCCTACATCTCCCGGAAATATCATGGAAGATACAGGTATTGTTAGTGGCCCTACTACCATATCAGTAGAAGGAGCTAATGGAAGTACTGCAGCCAATTATAAAATGTGGATTATTCAGACAGAGACAATGAATGATAGTAACACGTTTACCTTTAAAACAGTGTAATTTATGGTTAAGATCAATGGAGTATCATTTGAAAAACAATATAGACGTACCACTTCAAGACCTATTGATAGTACGGATACATGGAAATCCAAAGAGGATGCGGAAAGCTATGCCCGTAATACAGATGCAGAGCCTTATGTTCCATATGATGGTCAGGTTATATCAATTGAAGGAGAAGAGGATATTTATATATTAGTTAAAGATGATACAATATCTACAGAAGATGGTAGAAAGCATTTTAAGCTTCATAAAATATCTACAGAGGAAGGAGCTGATGATAAGTATTTAAGTAAAGTCGATCCAGATTCTGCTAAAGGATTAATTACCTTCTTGGCTGGCATTGACGTAAAAATCAAAGCCGTTATCCAGAAACTAATCGCGGAAGACGCAACTTTCTCAAAGGAAATATCATCAAAAGACTATGTACAGAATCTCATCGGCTGGATGATTACTCCCGATGGGCATATCGATGCGAAATCGCTTCATCTCCGAGACTTTCTTGAGGTTCCGGAACTTCGCTACAACCGCGTGTCGATAACTTCGGGAGAAGACTGGCTTGCTCCCGGTGGTGGCATTATTGAATCCGTAAATGAATCCTCTCAGACTCTGACTTTGAAGCTGGAACCGGGAGAAGTTGCAAACCTTGCGGTGGATGACATTTGCAAGGGTATATTCAACAACAGTACAGGATTCCAGACTTCTTATTTCCGCATAACTCAAAAGATAAGCAATTCGGAGTTTAAATATACTCTCAGAAGCGGCTATTCATATCATCCTCAGAAGGCTATGCATTTTGTGGCATATGGCAATTTCACGAATGCGGAACGCCAGAAATCTGCTTATTCTACAAAGGACTATAAACGCTATCTCGCAGGAGTAAATAACTGGGAGATTACCTCTTCTATGGTCATGATGCAACTGGGGGACTTGTCTAATCTGGTCATTTCAGGATTGGATTTGTCCGGATACAGTGCATACCTTCGCAACGTATATATGACCGGTACGATTAAACAACTTTCGCAGGATGGTACTACGGAAGTCCTTGTCCCCGCATTTAAGGGGGAATGGAAGGCTGGAAAGTATTGGTATTACGATGAAGTTACCCATAATGGCAGCACATGGATATGTATTGAACCTAGTACTACGCAGGAACCGTCTGACTCTTCTACGGATTGGTTGAAAGAAGTATCTAAGGGAGACCCGGGTACTCCGGGAAAAGATGGAATTCCGGGAAAGGATGGTGCGGACGGTCGTACTTCATATTTTCACGTTAAGTATTCTCCTGTACAAAATCCTACTTCGTCTCAAATGAAGGATACTCCTGATGTATATATTGGAACGTATGTAGATTTTGTACAAGCAAATAGTACTGATCCATCTAAATATACGTGGGCTAGATTTCAGGGAATTCAGGGAGAAAATGGAACTCAGGGTATTCCTGGAGTAAATGGCGAAGATGGTCGTACCAGCTATTTGCATATAAAATACTCTAATGATGGAAAAACATTTACTGCAAATAATGGTGAGACTCCTGGTGCATGGATAGGTCAATATGTTGACTTTGTTCAGTCGGATAGTAGTGTTTTTTCTGACTATAAATGGCAAAAGATTAAAGGTGAAGATGGAGCAGATGGTAAAGATGGTGTAGGGGTACAAGATGTAGATGTGCTTTACTATCTTTCGACTTCCTCCAGTACCTTAACAGGTGGTTCATGGTCAACTACCGCTCCGGCATGGGTAAATGGGAAATACATGTGGAGTAAAACGAGAGTGATTTATACTGATGGTTCGACAACGGAAACAGACCCTGCTTGTATTACCGGTTCAAAGGGGGCTAATGGAACCAATGGAAGTAATGGAGAAGATGGAAGGGGGGTAACTAGTATCGTTGAACAATACTATCTCTCGACTTCCTCTAGTTCTTTGGTTGGCGGATCGTGGTCGACGAGTGTTCCCGCATGGGTAAACGGAAAGTATATGTGGACCAGATCAGTAATCACCTATACAGATAGTTCATCGACTACTACGGATGCTATTTGCGTCACAGGAGCAAAGGGAGAAACGGGTATAGGAGTAAAGAGTTACAGAGAACAATATTACCTGTCTACGTCCTATAGTACGCCGGCAGGCGGATCATGGTCGTATAATGTACCAAGCTGGACAGATGGTAAATTCATGTGGACGCGAACTGTTGTCACTTATACCGATAATACAACTTGGACGAGTGATCCGGTCTGTGTGACAGGGAGTGCCGGACCTTCCGGTAAGGGGGTAAAATCTTTTGAGGTTCTGTATTATCTCTCGACTTCCTCCAGCTCTCTTGTCGGAGGTTCGTGGTCTACGACTGCTCCTAAGTGGGAGGATGGCAAATACATATGGACTAAAACTAAAGTTACTTATACTGACAATACGACATATGAAAGCAGTCCGGCTTGCTTGACGGGCGGACAAGGAAAGACCGGCCTTCCGGGAGCTATGCTTCGTCCTCGTGGCGAATGGAAGCCAAATACTGAATATTACCATAATGATGCGTTTATCGATACTGTCATCTATAATGGTAATAACAAACTCTGTAAGGTAACTCATACATCTACTTCTACGTTTGATTCTACTAAATGGGATGAATTCAATGAATTTATTAATGTTGCGACAAACGTATTGCTAGCCCAGAATGCGACTATAGATGTGCTTGGCACTTCCGGGATATTTGTTGGCAACCTTGAAAAGACTCAGGGATGGTTGTTGACGGAGGGTGCTATAAGGCATAATCAGACGGGCGTTGAATTAACAAACGATGGAAGAATATCACTCCCAGAGACAGGAGGGATGATTGTAGGCGGTAAGACATTTATTGAAGCTGGCAAAATCAAGACAGAATTTATTGATGTGGATAATTTGAAAGTAAAACATCTTGATGGTGCTACAGGAACGTTTAAGGAGCTTCAAGCTGTTGATAGCAATGGTGATATAAAAGGAAAGATTTCGTTTAATACTTCTGGTGATGGCGAAAATGTTAAAGCATCGCTCAATATTGACTTTTCAAGAACATGGATATCAGGCGATCTATATCAACAAGGATATAACTCTGCAGATAAAAGATCATGGCGTTTTTATACATCAGACTTATGGTGTCGTGGCGAGTTTGGTCATAGTAAAATGACAACAATGGAGTATTATGGTTATGATACTGGTGAGGTATACTTCCATGTGTACGGAGTTGGAAATGCAGGAGTCAGACATGTATATCCAAAAGATAATGGACAACCTGTAGACTGTATCATATTATCCGGAAATACTAATTATATCGCTTGTGTCTGCGATGCTAGTCCACAAAAAATGATAGTATTGATCAATAATTCAGATTACACAAAAAGAATAAGTCTCAATTATGCTAGTCAAGCTAAAACTGAAATTTCTCCTTGGTCTTTTAAGATCTTTATAACAGGAGCTATGCAAAGCGGAGTAAATAATTTATTTGGTATGGGTTAATAACAAAATATTATGAAAATAGACTTTAGAAAAATAGAAGTAACAGACATCGAAGGAAATAAAAGTACCATCGATGTATCACAGAAGTTTGCTAATGCAATTTATCAAAACACAGGTGATATTGGTGAGCTAGAAATAGCAAGAAAAATCTATCTTAATGGCGTGGTCGATTTAACTCCAGAACAAGCGGAATCTTTAAAGAAATATGCAGAGCTTTTTGTTCGGGCTATTGATCGTTTGTCAGTTATTAATGCTCTGTCAGCATGCGAGTAAAAGGAACGATAATCAAAGCAGTTATCTCCATCGACCTTCCTTCTGGATTGACGATGGACGATATAGACTTCTCATGCCGCTTCTTTGTCTATTACTGTTCGAATGCGTCACAGATAATAAAGAAGTCTGAGATGATCCGCGTCAATGAGAATAGCTACACCTGCTACATAGACACAAAGATAATCGGTACGGGTGAAATATGGCTTGAGACTACGGCTTATCTCCCAGACTCTGATTACGAAATCGGTACAAGAGTAGAGATCGACAAGATAAATACTGGCATAAAGACGGTGTGACATGGGATGCATATCTGTACATATAGAGGCGATTAAGGGCATTGGAAATGTTATCGTCAAGGCTGATGAGATGAAGGTTTCCGCTTCGGCAACGGGCATGAAGGTGTCGATAGGAGTTGTCTGTGATGTTGGTAAGCAGGCTTATTTAAAGGTGGACCCTGAATATATATGGCTGATGCCTTCGAATAACTTTGAGGATAACGTCGATGTGTTGTCCAATGTGGTATGGCAGGCTGTGCAGGAAGAATGATATAGTTAATTGAATTGTTTTATTTAAATGTTGTATTATGGCAAAACCTAGTTGGTTAAAATTAAATCCGTCTACCGGATCTGGTAACGGAACAATTGCGAATAGCGCGGACGCTCATACTGGGCGTACAGCTCGTACTGGTACAGTAACGGTTACCGGTGTTGGTGTTTCCACTCCTTCAACTTATAAGGTGACTCAATCTCCGAAATCTGAGTTTGCTTCTTTTGATAACGGTTCGGAAATGTCTGCTCCCAAGACAGCGGGTACTGTGACCGTAGAGGGTAAAACAAACTCTTCGAAATTGACGTTTGCATGGGCGGGGAGTGTAGTTGATGTTACCTTGCCTGCAAAGTATAATGCCAATGGAACGCAGACTAACAATGCGGCTACTATTTCTGGTGATCCGGGAGCTACCGCAGAGTTTCCCTTTTCTATTGAATTGGAATTTCCTAAAAATGATACTATCGAAGAGGTCGTTAGAACATTAAAGGTGACGGCCAATGGCGGACAAGCTGCTCAGATTGCTATCAAACAGGCTGCCGGTGATGCTACATTGTCTGTTTCTCCGGCTGAGATTACTATTCCTCAGAGTGGATCTGCTGTATCCGTTAATGTTACGTCTAACACTTCTTGGACTGCTGCGTAATGAGCATACAGATTCCTTGGAAAGAAGGAGAAGGCAACATCGTTATCACTCCCGGTTCCAATGGGACCGCAAGCGCATCAAGCGATGTTGCCAATGAAGGACTCGACAGGGAGCAGACTGTTGTGTTTAGGACAACTAATAGTGGAGCACAGGCATCTGTCTCCACTACCATCTCGCAAATAGGAAAGAGGCAGGCGTTTGCTGTTGCTGAAGGTCGTTTCTTACTGTCGGATGGAAGTACGTTTAATGTGATTAAAAAAGAGTTTGCATGAGTGATTATAATAGCGGATTTACAGGGGATAGAGTTGTAGAATTGCTGAACATGATTCCCAACTTGGCAAAGGCAGACTTGTCTAACGCTATGACTGTATCATTGGGCCAGAACGGATATGCTAAGTTTAACAATGGGTTCTTAATTCAGTGGGGATACATATCAAGTTCCAGTAATAATACTTATGTATATTTGCCGCTATCATTTTATAATGCCAATTATGCTCCTGTGATTACCTACTATGAACCGGGTAACGGTATGAATGTTGTTGCCGGCCTTGTAATATCGACGGGTACAAGCAGCTTCAGAGTTCGTAGTAGATATACCGTTGGGGATAGTAATGGTACTGGCGCGGGAACTAATCCTTTTTATTGGATAGCCGTTGGGAGTTGGAAATAAATAATATTATGGCAAAATATTGGAAACAAGGATTCTACGATGAGCTGCAAGAAGGCTCAGTAGAGATAACGGAGGAGTATTGGCAGGAGCTGCTGAACGGTCAGTCATCCGGAAAGGAAATAAAGGAGAGCGAAAGCGGCTATCCCGTATTGGTTGATCATGAGTATACTCTTGATGAACTAAAAGAGAAGAAGATAGCGGACATTAATGCTTATGACAAGTCAGACGCAGTAAACTCTTTCACCCTTGCCGGCAAAGATATGTGGTTAAACAAAGAGGACCGCGTAGGTCTTGTTAACTCAATCAATATTGAGAAGCAGGCCGGAAGACTGGATACGGTTTTATGGTTTGATGCGGTAAAGTATACGATACCTATATCAAGCGCTCTCCTCATGCTGAACTCATTAGAGTTATATGCTCTTGATTGCTATAATGTGACGCAGCAGCATATTGCTGTAGTTCGGGGATTGCAGACTAAAGAGGAGGTCGAATCTTACAACTACAAGACCGGTTATCCGAATAAACTAGAGTTTTCATTATAAACAGATAAAACTATGATTTTGACACTACTATCATTATTGGCTTTCGCATCTTATGTTGGTGTGATGATTTACAAGACAAAGGGTATCCCTTATTCTATTTCCGATACCTATTACATTCTGAGTAACAGGTATTGGTTCGGTATATGCATGATTCTTCCGTCTTTGCTTTTGCTTCCGGCCGCACTGGATGCAAGTACAGAAAACAGTCAGTTCCTGATCTTTCTTTCTGTAGTCGGAATGATCGTGTTGGGAGTATCCCCAAACTTTAGAGGAGCGCACAAGAAAGCTCATATAGCTGGCGCGGTGATGTCTCTTGTATTCTCTCAATTATGGGTAGGATGCAATTCGTGGTATTGGCTGCTGCTTTGGGCTGCATTTCTGATCTACGCGATAACGTTTGTAATCAAGAACTGGTCTGGTAATCTTATATGGGACCTGACGGCATGCAAGTCGATGTTCTGGATTGAGTTAATTTCATTGCTAACCGTTTATTTGACTTGTTTGCTATGAAAGAAGCTATAGTACATACAACTACAGGCGGATTTGCGGCAATCGCTACCGCATTTGTTTCCGAGTCATTGCAGAATATGATTCCGTGGCTGATTGTATCATGCGCGGTAATCCTTTGTGATCTTCTCTTCGGTGTCAGAAAAAGTATGCTAATGGGTGAAAAAGTCAGATTCTCTCGTGCAATTCGCGCTACTATGGGAAAGATGGTTACTTATTTTGCTTTTGTCTGCATGGTCTGCATGATCACCGTAGCAAGTCATAGCGAATATCCTATTGATGTGTATTCCTGCTTATTGGTATGCTTTATTGAAGGGTGTTCGATTGTCGGCAATATATTGAAACCAAAGGGGATCAATATAAATGTAATTGGAGCTTTGGGAGTCTTTGGAAAGAAGGTGTTCAAGGTTGATAAGGAAGATGTGAAGGAGATTATAGAAAAGGAGAAGTAAGTATGAATTTATACACTATTATTTATGTTTTTCCCTTTTTGCTTTTTATCATACTCTATGCATTTGCGGAGAATAAGCCCAAAAATGGCAAAAGAAGAACGAGGAATAGTAGAATAAAATAGAAAATGAATATGATAAATAAAATCAGCGCATTAGCCGGCAAGCTTCTATCCATGATAGGCATAGACGGCATGGTCCACATTATAGTATGCCAGAATTTGGTTATGTGGCTATCAAAATATATTCCGCTATGGTTAGCGGTCGCTATAACCGTTGCGATCTTTGTTCTGAAGGAAATATACGACAAGTATTGTAAGAAAAGCGAGTTTTCCATCAAGGATATTATCTGTGATTGCGGAGGTTTGGCGTTGGGAGTATTAACTTTAATTTTATAGGAGGAAAAGTATATGAAAAGAGAAGATATAGACTCAATCATCATTCACTGCTCGGCAACACGTGCCGGACAAGACTTGCGAGCTAAGGATATTGACCGGATGCACCGGGCGCGTGGCTTTAATCAAATTGGCTATAACTTTGTAATTGATTTAGATGGTACCGTAGAAAACGGTCGGTCATTATCCATTGACGGAGCACATTGTAACACGAAAGGGTTTTCCGGTATTAGTTATAATAAACACAGTATCGGTATCTGCTACATCGGTGGTCTGGACGCGAGTGGAAGACCATCCGACACCCGTACTGTCGAGCAAAAAACAGCATTGCGCGAATTGATAGCGAAGCTCTGTAAAGAGTATCCTATCATCGAGCTGCTCGGTCATCGGGATACTTCACCTGATCTGGATGGATCGAGTGAGGTGGAACCGGCGGAATTTATCAAGGCGTGTCCTTGTTTTGATGTGCGGGCAGAGTATCCGAATTTCTTACGAAATACAGTGATAACAGCAAAAAAATAGGAGGAATAATCATGAAAGAAACATCTATAACCTTTACAAGGGGTGAGAAGAATTATGTAAGCGATGCCGTTCAGGTAAATTCTGCGGAAGTGGGATTGCAGATTACATTTGAAAAAGGTGGTAAGCTTTGGGTGTATATAAGCTATGACGGAGAAAACTTCTCTTTTGTAGAGAGTAGAAATTACGATAATAAATTCGCTCGTCCGATCGTCGGCCTTATCCCCGGGCAATATCTCAAAATCGAATGTGAAACAGAACCGGTAAAGGCTTCTATCTTTGAATCGGAAGAATAATGGACGCAATAGGATTAAATCCAATTAAGCTTGATGCGATAGGGCTTGATCCTATTCGCATGAATGCGATACGCTTAGGAGTTCCGGGAGCTTCTTCCGGTTCCGGTCGTCCCTACATCGACCCCGAATTGCTCAAGCACGTCAAGATGGCCATCTCCACCTGGGGCAAGTCCAACGACGACCCCGACCGGGCAATCTTGAAGGACTTGTCCGGCAACGGGAACGACATGCGCCTGCTTAACTTCTCATTTACGGAGGGCAGTGGATATGGATTACCGAGAACCGACTTCGAAGGTGCATTAATTACTGATGGGATTGACGACCAAATTGTTTCCACTAAGACTATTCAGGAGATGTTGGGAGGAAGCAATGATATTACGGTGGTGAGTATGATTTATCATATTAATTCACGTTTATCGGGTGGTAGCGGATATACGAATTATATAGATAATAATCTACCAACAGGTCAACAGTATTTCAGAAATAAAGTTATCTCCCAAGGTTTTGGTAAGTGGGGAATATATGGATATTCTTCCAAAAATAATGCAATTCCAGTACCAATTACAAATATATTAGGTGATAAAGCTGATTATAGTAGTGGTCAATCGGGAACGTATGACGGACTATTAAGTTCAAATGCTAAATTTTCACCTATTGGCAGAAGTCAGATAGCCGGTTCTGATACTAGTTCTTGTGCTTGGTACTGGACAATCCTAGCCGACAAAGTCCTGACTACAGACGAAATAAACCAAATCATCGCCTATTTTAACCTTGACCGTCCGGGACAGATCATCAAGCCTCAGTTGTACTGTAACATCAAGAAGCAGGGTATCACTAACGACAACCACGCAGAGTTTAACGATCAGTTGATTGACTTTGTAGGTGGTCACAATATACAATTGAATAATATCGATTGGGAAGGAGAAAGTGGGATTGGGAGTTATCCGGTAGTATTGGGTATAAATAAGACATTTAGATTTGGTACTCAGTGGGAGGTTAGCAACAGTGGAGCAAAAATGTCTTGTGTTGATATTGTTGATATAAGTTTATACAGTTTATACTATAATGTTAACAATCCAGAAGGCGGGGTAATCACAACAGAAATTCCGAGCTTTACTATTAAAGTTTCTGGAATTACCGATGGCAGTTTCGGATACCTGAGATATGGATATTTAGCAGCTCCCGATGCAGTTGCTATAACAGAGTTTCGTATGACTGCTGACGGTACTTATACTTTGCCGAAATGCTACGGAGGTTCTGAGGCATTAGATAAAAGTAAAAGTTGTTATGTCGGATTTTCGGTTGAGAAAACCAATGTGCCCGGAAGTTTAATTATCGAAGTCCTCCCCACCATCGAGAACGCTCTCTGCCTTGATGGTATCTCCGACTTCGGCAAGGCTACCGGATTGCCTGTTTTGAAGGACTATACGGTAGTGGCGGATAGAGAGATAAAGAAGAGTACAGGAGGTGTTGTTAGTAAAAATACTCCTAACGGAGCTTTTGTCTGTGAGGTAACAGGTGAAGCATACAGTTATGGTGCAGCAACACCGGTTTCAATTGATTACAAAAGAAAAATATCTTATCAATCGAAATACATCTATAACGGAAGTCCTATCCGATTAGGTACAGGTGTTGATAGTGACTCCATGTGGCTAGGAACGGTTAGAAACGGTGATCCTAAGTTCTCCAAACTCGCATTATGGTCTCTCATGCTCTTCCCATACAGCCTCTCCGAATTCTTGCTAGAGAGACAATTGAGAAAGTACAAGGCAGGCACTCTGTATCCGGATATGATTGAGTTCAGACCGGTTATCAAGAGTAACATCCCTTACTCCTCGATCTCCTATTCAGTTAATCCGGGAGTGTATGTAGCCGAAGGTAGCACGGTAACTATCACCATAACCTTGTCAAATGCTTCTGATAAACTAATAGGCGTATCATCTAACGCCATCAGCGACATATCCATCTCTGGAGACAATGGTGTCTATGAAGTAACCGGAAAGGTCACCAAGTCACCTCAGAAGATCAACATAGTTATCTCCAGCTACTTGACAATGCTGAATAACGAGACTTTAATTTCAAATGAAACATTAATTAAAAACGAATAATATGGAAAAGATATTTGATATAGCAAAGGACTCCGAAAAGTCGTGGGGAGTCATTGCGCAAGGGATAGATGGGAATTTTGAGGAACTAAATCATAAACCTTTTAATGAAGTAAACATATCAAATGCAGGTTTCGATGATGGATATTACTGGAGGATAGGAGAAAATAATAGGAATGGAAATTCTTTTTATAAGAGTACCAAAAAAGTTGAAATTTTTACCACATCAAAAATATATGTTACATTAACGAATGCTAATACAACAGTAATTGCTAATGTCGTTTTTTTTGATAGTAATAATGATTATCTTGATGGTATTAATATTTCGAATGATACTTGGGAAAATAAAGAAATAGATATCCCTGTCAATGCGAAATATGTGGCATTTACAACACTTTCTACTCATGCTAACCCATATGTGAAAATTATTACCGTAGACATTAATGAATTGGCTGATAAGGTTAATCTCCTTGACTCTAAAATCACTGATAGATTTTCTTCATTTCGATCTAAGTCTACATTATCTCAAAATAAAGTATTGACTCTGCCTATTATCCATATAAATAAAGATGTGTTTATTGCAGCAAAAATTACAGGAGATATTGAAAATGTTCAGATTGGCGTTGGCTACTCTGATAATATATCCTATATAAATCGTGGATATAATAGTAGATGGTTTAGGATTACACCCACCCAGATCTCAATGTATCAATCTTTTAATTATACAGAAGAAAAACCTGCAATTTGGACAGAAGATCATGGGATAACATTGACAGGTAAAACAACTATTACTATCTCAAGTGATACCTCTGAACAACCTACTGTTATTCGCATTTATGATGATTTAGGGAATGTATATGAAAAAATAACTACTGAGTTTGGTGTGGGTAAACCGTTTATTATCAATGACGGAACGACCAATATTGAAGCAGACTTTTCTCTTATGCCAAGAGATCTTAATAAAAGTATTTGGTGTATAGGTGACAGCTATTTTTCGTTTACTTCTCCTTCACGTTGGACATATTACATGAAACAATATGGGTTCATTGATTGGTTGTCTAATAATCAACCAGGTTTATCACCTTCAGCAGGAAACGATGATCTGGAAAGTTTATTGTCACTTGGTTATATTCCTAAATATGTGGTTTGGTTCCTAGGAATGAACGGGGATACGCAAGAATCAAAGGTTGATGATGAATATGTGATTAATACATATCAGAAAACTCAGATTGACCGATTCTTTGCTACATGTGTTCAATATGGAATAGAACCAATTTTATCGACTATTCCAACAACTCCAGCTATCGACGGAACATCTGACGATAGTGGATTAAGTAACGCTGCCGGTCGTCAAAAAACTGGTTATTGCAAATATGTAAGGAGTCTTGGATGTCGTTATATAGATTTTGCTGAAGCTGTAGGTGCTGACGAATTCGGAAATTGGAATGAAGGATTGTTGTCTAGTGATAAAGTTCATCCAACTGAGGCGGGAGCAAAAGTACTTTTATCAAGAGCGCTTCTTGATTGTCCAGAATTGACTATTAAAGAATAATACGATTTTACGTTTGTATAATAATTAAACAATAAGATATGAAATACACTGTATTCCCAACAATTGACTTGCAAGAGGTTCCTCAAGAGGAGATAGACAAGCGTAACCTTGTACCTCGCAAGAGCGTAAATGAAAGTAAAACTTTGATGAAATGCCAGCACTATGCTGAGTTATTTCCTCATAAGATGATTAAGACTATTGCTGATGACGGAATGGAAGATCTGTCTTTTCCTTATCCTACCTATGAAGGAGAGGATTTAAATGTTTTGTTGTCTAGTCCGGAGTGGTCATCAAGTGAAAGTATCATATGAAATCTCTCCCTTGGATATTAGTCTGCCTGCTTGTATGCGTGGTCGTGTGGATGCGTTGTAATCCGCACGATCCACAGACCATGTATGTAAAGGGAGATACTATAAGAGTGAGGGATACTATAGTTGACATCGTGCTTATGCCGGTAAAGGAAACCTTAAAGCGTACCGATACGGTATATTTACCGATCCTGATAGATACCACTACCTACAGAACCGTAGAAGGCGATTCGGTCCCGGTGATTATACCGATAACAAGCAAAGAGTATAAGAATGATAATTACCGGGCAGTGGTTAGCGGTTATAAGCCCAGCCTTGACTTTATGGAAGTCTACAGGGAAAAGGAAATCATCACTCTTAAACCGAAACGCAAACGATGGGGCCTTGGCCTGCAAGTAGGCTACGGTTATCCAGGTGGATTGTATGTCGGTGGTGGAGTTAGTTATAATCTATTTATATGGTAAAGAAAGGAGGCTAAAATGATTAATTGATTATTTAGGATCAATTCGAGGAACATCTCGGAATGATTATTAAGCACTAAGTTATCCGGTAAAGTAGAAGGCCGGTTATCATAACAAATGTAGCTCTTTCGGGGGATAGAGTAAAAAAGAACCCCCGACACTAAAAGTTGACGCCAATCAAACTTTTAAACATACAAAAGCATGCATAGATAGTGCCAGGGGTATAATGTCCTTAACATTTCTATACATGCTTTTGTTCTTTCAATAACCGTAAGTTTGATTGGCAAAGGCAAAAGTACAATAAAAAATTAAATTACTATGTGTAAGTCAGAGATTTTTGCCGAAATACTAAACCTTGTCGGAAAAGAAACTGAGGTTTCTAAAGAATTGATCCTATCTACAAGTAAAGTAACGGAAGTTGTTGATGCCCGTTCTATCGTAGTATTCTTTCTTACTGAATTCGGTCTGTACCCTGAACAGATCGCCGCTTTGCTTCACAAAACATCAGCTAGTATACGTTACCTGATATCTACTTTTGAGAGTCGAAAAACAACGAACAAAATGATTGCAATATATCTGCAAAATATTCGCAAATCGCTTGAAAATGAGCTCTGATTTACGCAGTTCCTATTATATACTTTTGTGATGCGGTTAATATTGACCGTGTTATAATTGTATATTAATATGAGTGAAACAAAGACTTACGTTTTCCCGGAATCAGGCGGGAGCGGTGGCGGTAGTGGAATGATGGCTATGCTTGCTCCATTATTGCAACAGAAAGGTATTGATCCCAACTTGTTGGTTGCTATGCAAGGAAAGAACAACAACGGATTTGGTGGTGATGGCTCTTCTTTCCTTTGGATAATCTTCCTGTTCTTCCTGTTCCCATTGTTTGGACGCAATGGCTGGGGAAACAATGGAGATGGCGGTAACGGTGGTGGATTTGCCGGAGCCGGTATCCCTAACTTAATTAACAACGATGCAGGAAGGGAGTTACTTATGAGTGCAATTCAGGGGAACGGACAGGCAATCAACAATCTGGCTACTAATTTGAACTGTTCAATCGGTCAGGTTCAGAATGCTATCAATGGGGTGATGTCACAGGTGCAACAGGTAGGAAATCAGGTTGGTCAAAGCTCAATGCAGATTATCAATGCTATCCAGCAGGGTAACTGTCAGATCGCTCAACAGATTGCTTCATGTTGCTGCGAAAACCGTTTGGCGATCTGTCAGCAAACGAACACATTGCAAAATGCCATTAACGGTGTTGCGACTGGTCAGGAAAGAGGCTTTGCTTCTGTTGCATATGAAACTCAACGTCAGACTTGTGATCTGCAAAATTCCATCAAGGATAGCACCCAGCAGATTCTTGCCGGCCAGCGTGCGGCTGAAATGCGTGAAATGCAGAACAAGATTGATAAACTTCGTGAGGAGAATAGCACATTTAAGAGTTCTGCTATGACCTCTCAGATTGTCGGACAGGCAACGGCTCCTCTTGGTGCAGCTTTAAATGATTTGAGTACTCGTCTTGCAAAAATCGAATGTAATCAGCCGGAAGTAGCGAAGGTGCCTTATAGTCCGGTTGTAGGGATTCCTTCTTGCGTTGCAGCTCAGTATGGTCTTTACAATGGTATTGGGGCATGGGGCAATTTTAATGGTTGGGGATAAAAGGAAGGAGGCATTATATGGCATTCATTAGTCCTTTTATCATGGCAAATAAGAATGGTATTCCCAGATTGGAAAGTACAGGTGTTACCGTAGGTACTACCAACGTACGTTTCTCTTTCCGGAATCATCCGTTCCTTTCTGCTCCATTTAGCGGATTGATTCTGTTCCGTTTGGCACAGCCGATCCCTTCCGGTACTACCGGTACATTGCCGGTAGTGTTTGATACCAACGGTGCTACTCAAGCACTGACTACGATCGCCGGCGCAGATGTTACTGCTTCGGATATTACCGGTACCGGAATTTATCTGTGCTACTACGAATCAGGTAGCAACACATTGCAAATTCTTACCGGAGTAGTTTAAAATAATGGGCGGGAGTAATCCCGCTCTTTAAAGAGTTAATAAATTATGCCTTTTCAGAATCTAAGAGTAAACAGCGAGTTTTTTATCCTACACAAGGATAACACTCCATACATAGAAGTTGGCTCCGTCTCCGGAGTTTCTACACCGGTTGCTGAGTTTATGCAGCAGCCTCTCCCTTATGGACAGCCTCCTAGAATGGTGGTTGATGTGACCATCAAGGTTGGTGAGCAAACTGTTACATTTCAGAAAATACCTGCAATGTCTGACATTGCTGATGCAAACTTTCCCGGAGGTGGGAATATGGTAATATCCGGCTCAAGGGAATCGATGAATGCAGAAGTTGCCGCCATGCGCAACCGCTCCTCGGAGATATTGGGCAGTGTCGATCATCATCGTTCCGTCATGGAGTCATGCGACAAGATGCTTCAGGTACTTAATCCGGAATTTGCAGAACGCCAGCGTCAGGAAGCGGAAAATAAAGCGCTTCGGAAAGAACTTAGCGAATTGAAGGCTATGATGGCTGATTTCTTCAAGTCTTCTGAAAAGGCATCTGGTAGTAACAATTCTAAAAAACAATAGTATGATGATGATTGAGATTTCCGAGAGCAAGGTCGAGAAAATGTCCGACTACGCTGAAAAGATGCTTAAATACGGTGGTAAGCTGATGCAATGCATCGAAGAATTATCCGGTGGTGAAAGCATGGGAAGACGTGAACGTTATTATGACGATGACGACGACCGCTATGACGAGATGGGCGAACGTGGTGATTATGGTGGCGGTTCCGGTCGTGGCGGCTATGGCGAAAGACGCGGTGTACGTGGTACAGGACGCTATTCCCGTTATCGTTAATGTTTAATTAGGGGGTGGATCATTTCTGCTCCCTATAACTTTATTTAATCATGAGGAGAGAACCTTTGGATATAAGAGATAGAAGACCGGAAGAAATGGAAGCTTACTTGTCTAACTTCGGTTGGCATTTCAATAAGAAAATGTGCGAGTTTGCAGTGTCGCTCATGAAAAAGCTTAATCCTTCTACCGGTAAAAAAGAGCGGATTGAACCGATATCGAAAGAAAAAGTAGATGAGTTGCTTACCCGCTATGGCATAAAGCTTGAAAATAATGCGCTATATGATTATGTGTATGTAGCCAACATGGGTAAGGCGGATTATCTGAAGTCATCTATTCCCGATGAAGCGCATTTGGCTCTTTATATAAAGGATACAATTGATGATCCTGATGCTCCCGACGGAACAACGATGAGAAGATGGTATGCGACAATGATTGCTGCCGGAGAACCTATTGAGTGGGACGAAATGCTTTGATGAATGATACGACAACGGTTTGCATTACCCAAGTATGGATGGAACTGCATGGTATATTATGCAGTAGATACATATTATACAGAGGAAATACTCGATAATATGCATTCCATCGGCTGCGACGGTGATATGCTTCGTACTGCGTATGAGAATATTAGCTCCGGCAATTTGAATACCGGAGTTACTTACTCCAACTTCGGGACCCGGGAAACAGTAATGGTCATTGCCCTTACTTCGTCCCCAAAGGAGTTTGCCAAATCTTGGCGGCATGAATGCGGGCACATGGCCACCCATATCTGCCAGGCGTTTGGCATTGATCCATATGGAGAAGAAATTCAGTATATTGGTGATGATATCATCGAAAAGACATGGGAATACGCGAAGTCATTACTATGTGAGTGTAATTGCTGTAAAAACAAGGTTAAACATTTAATACATTAATTCCATGAAAAAGAAGCAAGTGCAAAAAGCATTAAAGAGTGATACTCCCATTAATAGTATGTATTCTCTTATCCCTAACAACAAGATGCAGGCTTTCAAAAAGTTTGCCGCCCGATTTGGATTTACTGAAGAACGAATAAAAACAGTGCTCGAAAATGAGAAACGTTAAGCTGGACATATTGCTTGATCAAGCCGACGACCGGTATCATTCAGATTTCTGCCGTCTTCTGCTGGTGATGCTATGGAACGCCTAGAAAGGTGGCTATACTGGCTGATTCCCTTTGTGATTATTGCAAGGGTTATATCTTTGTGTTTGTCCCTGGTTATGTAACCAGGGATTTTTTATGTCTAAATGTTAAAGTTTGATATAGTCGAAACTTTTTAGCTTTAAAAGTTTGGTATTACAAAAACTATTTGTATCTTTGTAACATAAAAATAAGAAACAAAGTAATAACAACTAAAAAAATAAAGATATGAAAACAATTAACTGCAATGATCTAGTAGATTTTGTAATGAGTAATGACTTTGCTTTTGTTTACGGAGCTGGTATAATGTACGCTAACGACGTCGAGGTAAGGGAGTGGATAGCAAGCGTTGTAAATAAGGATGGCAAAGAGATTGCGGAAGTAGAAGATTTGTAAGAAGAAGGTTGTGGATGTGAAGAGCTCTCTGAAGAAAAAGAGAATGGATGTGCGATTTACAAAGTTTGGAATACTAACGAGGAGCCATTATACATTGCATATTACAAATAATAAAAATAATCATCAATAAATCTATAAGGATATGAATAATAACAGTTTAAGAAGCCCTAAGCATAAGTTTTCATCACAAATTTGTTTTGACAAACCTTTAGAAGGTGTAGGTAGTACAATTACGTTAACATCTGATGATATGAGCGAGCTTAAGCATCTGTCAATTTTAGCTGCACAAGGTTGCCCAGCACACGTAACAATAAAGGAAAATAAGGCGCTATATCCGTCGTTTGAATGGAGTATAGCGGATGAATATAATTTAAATAAATAACGAAAAGTATAATTATGGATTCTAAAATTGAAATTATTTACAAGAATGCAGATACCAATGTTGCTAATGGTAGAGAAAGAGCGTTGAATCAATGCAAAAAAATATTTTGGAATGAAGCACCTGAAGATTGGGAAAAATTCGACGGTGAGTTTACGGTAAAATATAAGCAATCTATCGGTGTTCATGATTGTGCCATTATCGTGTTTCATTCTCCTGATCCTAAATGGAAAGAGATAATTACAAGGGAATTACGTTTAGATAAATCAGTATATTCTATTAACGAAATTGCATGATACGAGAATCGGTCAAAGAAGCAATGAAACTCCGCAATGTCAAATCAAAGGATCTTGCGGAGTATGTAGAGGTAACAAAGAGTACCATGTCCTTGTTTCTTAACGGAAAAACGAATTTAGGACAAGAAAAGATTGAAAAGATCTTGGACTTTTTGAATATAAAGCTAGTAATAACTCAATAAGATGGCAGAAGATAATAAATACGACCAAGAATCAATCAGAGAGTTGCTCTCATGGGCGCAGGATACCCTAAATAACAAGACCTACCCGGAAGGCGGACTGGTCTTGGATAAATGCATCAAAGTAATAGACTGCAAAAGTCATATAGAGGCGATGATCCAGATGATAGGGAAAAACTGGGAGAATCCAACCTTTTACCCGACCATTGATATGTTCCAGAAGTTTAGAGCAAAATTGGAAGAAATATAATGCACATTTTTGTATATTTGCAGTGCTAACAATGAAATTACCAAAAGCAGAGGATACTTCCTCTTTTAATCTATCCGGTTTTTGTGTAAAAAGGCAGCTTATTAGGCTGCCTTACTTTTATGATTATTTTTCTTATGGTTTTCCGGAATTATATTAAAAATAGGTCTACTAATAATGAAATAGTCCCTGTTTTAGTACTCTCTTTTTGTAAATATCTTATTTTCAATGTGGTATGTAGTGGGTACGAGAATACTGAGAAATATTCTCACATATTCTATCGTTCTCATAT